TTCCGTGAATCCAAAAAAATGGATATAATCGCTGATGAAATCGGTATCAGCCAGCGGCGGGCTTATGAAATAAAGGACGATGTATTCGGCGGTTTTGTGCTAGCTGCGGCAGTGCAAGAAGGAATTGTAAAAGTGTATTAAAGTGTGTTAAAGTGCGTTAAAGTGCGTTAGCGTGTGTTAAAGTGTATTAAAGTGTGTTAAAACTATAAAAAAGACGTACAGGAATTAACCTGTACGTCTTTTTTTTATCCTTTCTGCCGTGTGGCAAGTCTATTTAATTCGGCTACAATAAGCCGTTCTGCCCATTCGGGGCATTTTCTTTTTCCGCTTTCCCAATTTTCTATGGTACGGACTGGGATTCCCAGTGCTTCATGCAGTTGCGGGCGATTAAATCCTGCATGAATCCGTGCTTCTTTTATTTTACTGTTCATTTTTTCTCTCTTCCCTTGAATATACCAATGACGTAATACAAAAAATATATGACATAGATGAGATAAATAAGGAGAAATAGGATATAAAATGAATTTAACGGAAAAAATGCTTGCAGCAGCACAAGAAAAAGCCCGTTACATGGGCATAAATGACAAAAAATACAAAGAAGCCAGTGAAAGATACTATGCTTTACTGGCTAAATGGCAGAAATATAAGGGGTGGAGAAAATAGCTGTTATTGCCGCAACAACGGCGGGTGTGATGTGATATAATAATAGTGTAAGAAAATAAGAGTACCCAAACAAAATAACGTCCTGTGAAAAAAGTCACCTATGCCTTGGGTGGCTTTTTTCGTGCGTAGAAAGTGAGTGAAAGCGTTGGTAAGCGTGACAGTACTTATAGATGACACATTAACAGCTGGCAGGAAAGACGACACATGCGGAATTATTATAGATAATACGGCGTCTGACAGTCTGACAGAATCAGCAGTTGACGGCATTATTGATATGCTGAGATACGGATTAGCTATGTATGCAGGCTTAGAGTACTATCACTCACGAGCTGGAAAGACTACGATAGTACTATCACGGGTCACTGATATATCCAATGCATTGATTGAGTCCGCTGTTAAAAGCATAAAGCTGGCTTGTAAAACGCACAGGAGCAAGCATAGGTTTAAGTTTACGGATAAAACAAATGTTCTTTTTTGATTAGAAATAAACAGCAGGCATATTACATGCAAGGCTCAAATAAAATGGCTTAAAACGGCAAATATAATACAAAAAATATTTTAAAGGTGGGTGATTACTCATGGGAAGACTGTCAATGGCTGAAAAATGGATAAAAGGTGATGGATTAATTAAAGTCCGTGGATGGGCTAGGGATGGGCTGACTAATGAGCAAATCGCACATAATATCGGAATAAACGTCAAAACACTGTATGATTGGCAAAATAAATATAGTGATTTCCGTAACGCCTTAAAAGATACTAAAGATGTAGTCGACAGACAGGTAGAAAACGCATTGTATAAGAGCGCATGCGGATTTGTTGGTGATGACGGTAAGTATTACCCGCCTAATACGACAGCGCAGATATTTTGGCTGAAGAATCGCAAGCGGCTTGAATGGCGTGACAAGATAGAGCAGGAAATCACAGGGGCTGACGGTGGCGCAATTAAAGTACAAAGCATGACTGATGAGCAGATAGATAAACGTATCGCAGAGTTGAAAAGCAAGTTGAAAGAATAAATATGCAATAATGTATCGAAAAATGCGGGGCTGATAGCATGAAGTCAACAAAAACAATGAATAAAACCGAAAAAGAGGAATTAATTGCGTTGATGGAGTGGAAATTATGGCGTGAAAATCCGACGGCCTGGATACAAGACTGCTGCTATACAGTCAACGAAGCGAAGCACGGGGCGGTGGAAAAATTTCCTGAGCTTGACTATCTTGCACGTGTAGATGAGATTATACAGCACGCCCAGGTAGCCGCATTCCCGAAAAGCCGTCGCATGATGATGACGTGGCGGTGCCTCGCTAACCTGCTATACTATGCAATGTTCGGCAAGAATCTATCGATATTCGTGCAGTCAAAGAAATATGATGATAGCGCATACCTGTTAGGCGATAGCCGCCTACTGTTTTTGTATGAGCATTTGCCGAAAAATCATGCATGGCCGCAAATTGAGCGCAAAACACGGTCTAAAATGGGCTATGATTACGTAAAATTCGACAATGGCGTCGAGTTCCGGGCAGTCGCAGAAGGTGCCGACCAGCTACGACAATATACAGCGTCTATCGTATACTGTACAGAAATGGCGTTCTGGGATTTCGCCCAGGCGACATGGAATTCGCTACGCCCGACGATTGAAGGCGGCGGGAAAATCTTTATTGATTCGTCGGCGAATCCAGGATTCTTCTGTCAGCTAGTTACTGGACAGCTCAATGAAGATGAGCCGGAAGAAGAGCAGGACGTGCACGACCCGCTGATAGGCGTGCATGAATATAAACGTAATGGCGTGCATGTCGCTCGCATACACTATACTGCTGACCCGTCGAAGAGGTCGGAAGAATGGAAAGAGCGTGAAAAGAAGGGCACAACAACCGAAGGTTGGGAACGAGAGTATGAAATTAACTGGACAGTATCGGCAGAACCAAAGTACTACCCGGAATTTAATTACAATCTCAATGTCGCTCATGAACAGCTCAAACCGCTTGAAGGACGTCCGCTAATTCTTGGCTTTGACTACGGATTAACTCCGGCTACTGTCATAGCACAAACTACGGCTAAAGGGCAGCTGCTGATACTACGGGAGATACAATCATGGGATTGCGGCATGCTAGCCCATGGGCGTGTCATATCGAGTGAGTTATCTACATTCTACAGCGGCTATGATTACACGTGCATTGGCGACCCGGCAGGGAATCAGCGGGCACAATCGGATGAAAGCACAGCTAATCAAATTCTTTATAAAGAATATGGGCTGTCAGTTGAACCGGGCGAGCTGTCACAAACTGGCAGAAGTGAAGCTATACGCTATTTTCTCACGACGTTAACACCGGACGGAAAACCGCTTTTGCTGCTTGACCCACGTTGTCAAATGCTGATAGAAGCGTTTACAGGTGGCTATCATAGAAAAGTAGTCGGGAGCCGGACCCTTGATGAGCCGGATAAAAACGAATACTCGCATCTGATGGACTGCTTAGCGTATATATGTGCTAAGTTGTACCGGGAAAAAGACATGAGTGCTAAAATTTGGAAAAAGCGTACCGCTGGCAAAATGCGGAAGTACGCTCACATGTAGAATATAATAGGCACATTGGCTGGATTCTATGATTTTTCCTCATATTGTATATATTCCGACGAGTACACAACATCCAGCCGTGCTTACTATACCAATGCTCGGTATTAGCATGAGTGCCGGGCAGACACCTCCTTTCTTATATATATCAAAAACATGGGCAACGGTTCCGTATATCGGATGCGGTTTAACGTACCTGATCATGGCGAGTTAATTTAATGGCAAAATGCACAACTTATAATTGTGTCTTGCTGGTTCAAATCCAGCACTTGCCACCATATAGACGTACCAATAAAACGGTACGTCTTTTTTTTTATTTATACGATAAAAAGAGAGGATTATATGGACGATAATATAACGAGCAGTCTTGTACAGCAGGACGGATTGTTTGGCAGGGCAGCACCCGAACTTGACATATCAAAGTGGCTGCTGCAGCAGGCAGAGCCTGACAAAGAGCCTGTATCGCTTGATAATCTCAAGGACGATGAGATAGATAAGATTATGGCAGCCGTGAAAAACGGTCGTGAAATAGCTAAAACGTACTATGAGGGCACAGTAGAGCCTGAGCTGATACGCAGGCAGAGGTTAAGACGGGCTGACAAGCAGCTGTATAAGAGCAAATTCCCGAATCTCACGGAATACAGCAAATTCGTATCAATGGATTTCAACAACACGGTCGAATGGATAAAGCCGTCATTGGTTGAGGTATTTATTGGCACAGAATCACCGGTAACTATAGCCGGGGCTAATATCCAAAACGATGACAAAGCGACTAAAATGCAGCAGCTTATTGAGTATCAGCTGACGCGGAAAAACAGCTATACATCCATGGTGCATGACGTGATAGACGACGCATTAAGCGAAAATATCGGTGTTTGCAAGGCGTGGTGGAAGCGAGAAGAAAAGCGTGATAGATACAAAATGATGTTTGATGTCAACGATATGCAAACAGCTATGATGCTCACACAGGCGTCAATGAGCGGCGAAATAGAGATACAGTCTATTAAGCCGCTGAAGGATGCGGCAGATTTGTACGAAGTACAATTTGACCGGGTACAAGTCACGGCCAATTATCCGGTAGTCGAGTATGTCCCACCATCCGAATTGAGATATACGCCGGAGGGAAGCAATTTACAAGAATGCAAGTTCGTTGCCCATCGAAAGATTGTTAAAGGTGATTATCTCAAGCGTAAAGAGCAGGAAGGGATATATCAGAATGTCGATGAAGCGTTGGAGCATACCGGTGATGCTAATTACACCGATGACGATGTATATCACAATGAGACACTCAATAAAGGGAAAATGAAGACGGACGACGGCGACGACGCAAGTAAAGACGTAGAGCTGTATGAATGCTATGTAGATGTTGATTACAACAACGACGGCATATACGAGCATTTGATTGTGCATTGCGTGGGTGATACGGCATTGTCGATACAGACGAACGAATTTAATATCGCCCCGTTCTTCTCTATCCCAGGTATTCGTGATAGCCGCAAGATATTCTCTGACAGGTCGCTGGCTGAGGAAATAGAGGGGCTGCAAGATATAAAGACAGCTCTTGTAAAACAGCTGATTATCAACGTTGCTAAAACCAATGACCAACAGAAGTTTATAGATTATGAAAAAATTGCGGATGCTGACGCCATGCTATCTGGTGACGAATACGTGGCATGCAAGGGCGACCCCAACGCAGCTATATTCATACCGCCGCAGGCTCCCGTATCGCCGCTGACTATGGATTTAATCAATTACGCTGAGACGGAAATACAGAACCGCAGCGGGAGCACGAAATATAATCAAGGGCTTGACGCAGATTCGTTAAACAAGACGGCGACGGGGATAACGGCAATAATGGGGGCTGCCGACAAGCGAATTAAGCTGATGGCACGGCTCATAGCGGAAAACTGGACAATTCCAATGGTGCGGTTTCTTATTTTGCTCAATAAAAAGTACGGCGAACCAATACAGACGTTTAGATATAAAGACACAGAGGTATCTATCAGCAGCGACGAGCTAGATATAGACTATGACTTTGTTATCAACGTCGGCAATGGCGCAGGCACGAAAGAAGCACGCATACAGTCATATATGCTTTTGCTTACGAATGTATATCCGCTTCTTGCACAGGTTGGAGTAGCTACACCTAAATCCTACTATGCAGCTGGTACAGCATTGCTGGAAGAAATGGGATTGAAGAATACGCAAGAAATATTGCTTGACCCGGATAGCGAAGAAGCCAAGGCACAGCAGGCACAGCAGGCACAGCAGGCACAACAGCAGGCCATGGCTGTACAGCAAGCACAACAGCAGGCGCAAATGGCACTCAAACAGGCTGATATACAAGGCAAGATAGCGGTTAAAGCAACGCCGTCTATCAGTGCTGATATTAAAGAGCTGCCGATTGATGCACAGACGCAAATCATTAATAAGGCGACAGCAGGGACAACGACACCGCAGGACGTAGCGATGAAAGAGGTATTAAACCATGCATGAGATAGAGCGATTAAGAGAAGAATACGAAAAAGACAGCAAGAATCAGAAAAAGCGGCAGCAGTATTTAGCAGCTATCATCAGCCGTGGTGATAGAGCTAAAGACCTGCTGTTTTTTATGTCTGAATTATTGCGCAGCGAAGAAAGAAATGCATTAAGCAAGTTGCTTGATAATGACGACGCATACAAAGCACAGCTCGATTATCAAGCAACTGTTAAGTTATACAATTACATCAACACGATTGTAAATATAGCAAATATGAAAAAGAAGAAAGCCGAGGGGAGTAAGACGAATGAGTGAATTTAAATTCGATTTACAGCTATTCGCTGACGATGCACCTGGCACGACCGCCGCCGAACCGACGGCAGCACAGACAGACACAACACCGACTACTACGCAGGAACCGACAACTAATACAGAACCAGTAAATACCGAACCGCCAGCACCCAAAGACGGCGATATTATGCTGATTACTGACCCAAGAACAGGCCGCAAAACGATTGTCACTAAAGAGCCGGAACCAACAGCACAGGATGAACCGCCAGCACCGCAACCAACGGCACAGCAAGAAGGGCAGCAGCCGGAACCAGCAGCACAGGATGAACCGCCTAAACCGCAGGAACCGCTGATTCAGACTGGTGCATATACGCTTGATGAATTGAATGACGCTATTCGGCAGAACACGGTAAATGAAAGCCGTATTCCTGACGAATATAAATTCCAGTATCAGCAGTATAGGCAGCAGCAAGCACAGCGGCAGGCACAATATCGAGCACAGCAGCAGCAGATGCAGGAACAAGCACAGAAAACGGCGATTGAACAGCAGCGGAAACTGTATGCAGATATTGACGAAGCAGCAAAGAAAAAGGCCATGCAGGATTTAGGTATTACAGCTGATGACCTGAGTTTGTCTGAATATTCCGATGATGAGGAAACCAAGAAAAAAGTACAGGAATATACAACCGCTGTTGCGTGGAATAGACAGACGCTTATTAATGCGATGCAGCAGCAGCAGATGCAGAAGCAGACGCAGCAAAGCCAGCAGCAGGCTATTTATAAAAGCATTACAGACTTTGCAGCAGATAAACAGCGGAATGAACCACATTTCACTGAAATCAACCAGCTATTGAGCAGCCATTATCAAGAATTGCCGTATAAAGAAGCGGCAACTATTGCAAGTGCTATCAATGCATTAAACCAAGGTAACATCACAGAGCAGCAATGCAAAGTGTTGGAACAATATTATAACGATACCCGCACTTATTTTTACGGGAAACAAAACGACTTGACTAAACAGCCTAAAAAAATTCCAATCCCAAATGTAGAAAAGCCAGGTATGGGAGCGCAGACTAAACCGAAAGCCGTTGACTTTACCAAAATGCGGAGTATGGGCGACCGTGAACGCAGAGCGTTTATGAGCCGCTTTTTTAATAATTAGAATAACAAGGAGATTTAATATATGGCAGACGTAACACGTAATCTTGGCCCGTCCAAGAACCAATCTTATACCTATGATGCTATCGGGCATGCAGAAGATGTTAGCCCGATTCTTACTAACATTGACCCCGAAGAAACACTCTTTTACAGCAAGTTTGGCACCACTAAACCTGCTACAGAATTACAGTTCACATGGATGACCAAAGGCTTGTCTCCGGCACAGGATAATGCTTATAAAGAAATGGAAAAATACTCTTTCCAGCCATCTGGATCTATTCAAGGCATGTCGAACAATATCCAGTTCTTTAAAAAGAGTGGAATGATTACAGATGCACAACAGAAAGTAGCTAAAATCTACAAAAACGAACACGGCAGTGAAATTGCCGATATGAAATACGACGCTTATGTAGGTTTGGCTAAAGATATTGAATACATGCTTGTCAACAGCGAAACGAAAGTTGATGGTAGTTCAACCGTAGCACCTCGTAGCGGTGGTGTGCCGTTCTTTATGAAACGGGATTTAATTGACGTAACAGTGGATGCTTCGACTGGCAGTGGCGGCACTGGAGCAATTACAACTTCCACAGAATCCAACTTGAAAACAGGCGATATTGCTTACTTCATTGCCGATACAGTACCTACAGGACTTAAAGCAGGTTTGTACTACTATGTACGTGTAGATAGCAGCAACACAAAGAAACTCACACTGTTTGATACTCAAAAAGGTGCCGTTGAAAATATCACTGCTTTGCAGGTTAAACCGACAACAGCAGGAACAAACGTAAAACTGGTTACTAACAACGTCGTATCTTTGAGTGGGAAAGCTACTTTTACACTTGATGATATTAATACGGCAATGGAAATGGCGTTCAAACGTGGTGGCAAACCGACCGAAGCCTATATGTCTAGCGGCAAATTCAATGAATTTAGTAAAATGGTACTGGCTACTATGACAGCTACCCGTAAAGGTACGGATAAAAACGCCAAAGTATACGAAGTAGCTACATCGTATCAAGGGGCGTTTGGATTGGTTAATGCTAATATCCATCGTTTGTATCCTGATACACGTGTAGATATTCTTGATTTACAGTATTGGGACATGCGGTATTTCACAAAACCACATGAAGTAGCTGGCTTGGATAAAGACGGTTCGTATCAGAAATTCATGCTGGAAGCAGAACTCGGCTTACAGGGTACACAGCCTAAAGCTTCCTGCTCCATTGTAGATATTAAACGGTAGTATATTTTATGAGCGGGATGCAGAAAGTGTCCCGCTTTTTCTGTTAAGGAAGTGAAACGATGATTACTCAACAGAAACTATATCAAGACGGCGATAAGATATGCCTTAGAAACACTATCGACGTAAAACCATATATTGATGCGGCACGACAGGTCAATGAAATGGATAATGGCGGATGGTTTGGCGATAAGAATGAACGCATGCAGCTAATGGGATATATCCCGCCTGAGCTATGGACGGTTGACCCTTGGTTAATCAGCGCACGGAATGCACAGCGAGAGGGCGACATGCTGCATTATCAGCATTACATCAAGAAATTCTTTGATGTATGGACGCAGTTTAAAGTCAATCATAAACGTACTACATGGAATGGATATTCGGCGGTGCTGCTATGATACAGGTTAAAGAATTAATTAATCTTATACGCTACAAGCTGAAAGACAATAACGCTATCACATACAGTGACTACGATATTATGCAGGGCATTAATGAATGTATACGATACATTAACCAGTACTATTTGAACACTGATTTTCTTGAGAAGATTAAGCACTATAGACAGGATGAGATAAACAATGCCATTGATGAAGCTAATAAGACGAACGATACCGCCGTAGAGCACGTTTATTTTAGAGATACAGGCGTTGACCTGCCAGACGATTTTATTTCATTAGTGCGGATAGTACGGCAGTGGGATGGTAAGGATTTAGCACCATGCCCTGCTATTAAACCGCCTAGATTTGATGAATACAAGGTACTAGGAAATAAGATCTATGTCGGCGTTAAGGATTTTGACATGCTGTATGTAGCGGCTATAGCAAGTGTTACTGACGTAAGTGGAAGTATAGAACTGCCGGTAACATTTAAAGACGCACTTGTTAAAATCACAAACATGATATTAGCCAATAATCCAGATACAGACACAATGAATAGTGCGGTACAGGATATATTGGCGTCTATTGTTCCATTACGCAGGTACAGCAATGCTAAAAAACGCATGCCGTTTATTTGTTAGGTGGTGATACCGTGAAAGTAGAAAAAGCAATCGCAAGAATCAAGCAAGAAACGCACGATATTAGCGATGAATACTCAACAGAGCGATGTATACAATTTTTAAATACAGCTATTCAACAGGTATCTTCCTTATTGATAGCGGCTAAATACCCCGTTCTGACAAAGGAAACGACAATACGTAACGGTGATAGCATCCCGAAGAATTATATGAATCTATGCGGAACTTACCCTATCAAAATGACGGATGGGCAAGCTATTATTACAGATGATACCTATCAATCAATTACTATTCGATATTTTGCCACCCCTGATTTGATAGAGGACGAAACTGAGGATATGCCATATACGCATGATGCTATTAACGATATTATTGTAAAAACTGCCGTGTTATTGGCACTCAATGAAAACGAATACGATATTACACAGGATAATAGCATTGTAGAAGCCTTGAAACAGGCGGTATCTTCTGGAATGAGTTGATAATATGGCAGAAGATAATAACACCACCAACAAAAACAAGCAGATACTTTATATGCCGGAAATACCGACAACTGTAAAAGGTGATGGACGATATGTATTATCACTTTTGCGTAAATATCTTAAATCAGTCAATGAGCAGGTCAATATTGCCAATGGCTTTACGCAAGATGATATAGAAGAAAACCAAAAAGGCGACTTTCCAAGACCGAAAAACTTTACGCTTACATTTGACAGAATGGGTGGCGTTTTAAATTGGGATGCGGTTGACAGTGATAAGTTGGCATATTACGAGTTGCGCACAAATGACTCGGTGGGAACTGTTACAGGTTTGTTGGAAAAAACAACTGCCACGTCATCTATCAAACTTCCGCCAACAGCGAGCGGGAAAGTATATTTATATGCAGTAAGCACAGAAGGAAAAGTGTCTAATCCAAATACGCTTACATATAATAAACGGCGCCCTGATGCACCAAGGGACATATCCCTCACAAAGAATAACGAAGGAACACTGATAACATTTCTCGAAATCCCGACCAATTGTATTGGTGCCAACATTTATATAGACGGTACAAAATACGAATCGCTAGACAATCTGTATTTGTACCCTGATAAAAGTATTACAGAAGTAGCCGTAGCCTATTTTGACCAATTTGGTGAAGGAGAGATGGCGAAATTCTCGTGTGTTGTGCCCAATGTTACTGGCTTTTATGTGGAAAAAAACGATGCCAATTTATATTTTTATTGGGACTCCGTATCAGTATATAACGTCACTTATATAGTAAAAATGGGCGTGACAAACCAATGGGAAGAGGGCGTTGAAATATTCAGATCCAAGACAAATAAACATCGTTATATCAGACCAAACCAAGGTGCAACGTATTTTATGATAAAGGCAGTAGATGACCACAATAATTATTCAGCAGATATAGCGTGGTTTTATTTAAATACAACACTCGAAATTAATAAAAATATCGTTCTTAATTTTGACCAAGAAACGGTTGGGTATAATGGTACCAAAATTAACTTTTATTATGATAGCAAAAGGCATGGGATTAAAACTGAAGATAATACTTTTTATGGTGAATATCTTATGCACTTGCAGTTACCACAAAAAATAAAAGCACGTAACTGGATAGATGACAAAATTAACGGCTTAACGGATAACAATTTGCGCGTTATGGATTTGACATTCCCACTTAATGGTATTGAGGCAGAACGCTTTTATCTAAATGGTATTATTGGGGATTTAACTAATGTGACACTGAAAAAACAAATAGCACGTTATACTGGTGAAAACAGCGATATTTTTAACGCTATTGTTGATGGGACAACTGCTACAAAAAACGGCAAAGTGTTAACCGAACATAAAGTGTCTTTAGATTACACAAGATTTGACAAAGGGGCGTTAATTACAGATACCACTAGGCTAGAATATTCGTGTGATATTCCAAAAACATATTCCTTGTTTTTTTGGATGAAGAAAACGCAACTATTAAATGATTGCATTATTATGTCCCTTGCTTCAACAAAAACTAATAACAGAGTACAGATTGGCTATGATAATCAAAATAACAGATTTTATGTTAATGACACTGCTCAAAGAAAAGAATTGTACATACAAATCACAACAAGTGATAGGGATTGGCTGTTTATTGGGTTATCACAATCATCTGATACACGGACGTTTTTTATAAACGAATTAAATTATAACAATACACAATGTGTACAAGACTCTATTCCGCCATGTGGAACGTTTGATAATTTATATTTAAACCCAAAGGAGTGATAAGATGGACACTAAGGATACTGTAAAATTAAAGGGTGCTATCATCCTGACAGTAAAACATAAAAATGGAAGTGTGGAAACACGACGTAAAGATAACTTGATTTTATCCAGTGGTTTTGATTTTGTTTGTGATGCTATTGCCAATCCAACACGCCCAGCGGCAATGAGATTTACTGCTGTTGGCACAGGAACCACGGCGGTAGGGGCGTCACAAACGGCGTTAGTTACGGAGTTGGCGAGAAAAGCAGCAACGTATTCCCACAGTGCAAATAGCAAAGTATTTACATTAACAACAACATTTAATGCGGGAGAAGCTACTGGAGCAATCACAGAAGCAGGCATTTGCAATGCATCTAGTGCCGGTAATTTTTTAGATCGAGTCACGTTTGACGTAATTAATAAAGCGGCAGACGATACAATGACCACAACATTCCAATTCACGCTTTCTTAAAATGGAATTACAAAAGTCGGTAAAACCATACAAGCTAAACGAAGTAAATTTTCCGTTATCTGATGATAGAAACAAAAAGTTGTTACAAGAATATGGAATACGCACGTATAATGCATTAATAACAGAAACCATATCTTTTAAAGAATTATATCGTTTGGCATATAATGTGGTTAAATTTGAGAAAATTCTTTTGAGTGATAAAGCAACATTATCAATAGGTAAAAATATATTTGATTTTTTTGTTATAAAAGAAGCGTATTCTCGAAGACTACAAAGTATATTAAAATTTCTTGAAAATATAAAAATTGCAGAAAAGCCGATAAAAAAATATTCTCGTCTTACAAAAGAAAATGTTGCGATGCGTGATTTCGTACAAAGGCGCATCGGCCTTAATAAAGAGGAATTGATTCACATAATTAGTGTGTATTGGGATAACATACTTTTCTTTTTGCATGTAATCGAAAACATAGAAATAGGGGAATTGATAAAGAAAGAACCTCATATAAAGATGTTTGGATCTTCAATAAAACTTAGTGATTCTGTAAGGAAAAATATACAGTCATTAAAAAAAGAAAACCTATCTTTAATAGAAAAATACAATAAAAAATGGAATGTATTGCCGACGTTTCGAGAAACAGTAACTATAAACGATAAGGCAATAAATAACACAAGCAAAAAAATAAGCGAATACCTAACAATGGTAGATAAGAAGTCAATCCACGCAACAGCCACATTTTATGAACAACTTATTGCCAAAGATGCGTTTGACAGAAGAGTATTGTTTATACGTAAACTGAATAATGCGTTACATCTTCAAGATTTATCTAAAAAAAACACATCAAAATACATCAATGAAGACGACATAATAAATATATACGATAAATATGTGCGGGCTAGTAACGCATATATAGAAGCAGTTCGAGTTATGTCTGAAGCTGGAGACCAAAAATGGTTTGAGTCCATGAAAGACTCTATGTGTAATTATGAGAGTTTTTCTGATTTCTATGTTGGTGATTATGAGTATAAAAAAGCATGTATACGACTCGTGATGACATCCGATTTAACTGATTCAGCACCTACTATATATGACGTAGCAGCAAATGTTGACATTGATGATACCGACGATAGGGGAACAGCGAAAATAACCGACACAACAAACCCCACAAAGATTTATTATAACAAGCATTATTATAATGCCCCCGAAGTACAGGTATCTGTAAACAGTGGCACAGGGAGTCAAACCGTAACGCCGTATATATTACGTACTGATGGGATGGATAACGATAAACGCTATTTTGAAGTGGAATTGCGAAACGATTCTAACGAAAGAGTAGCTGGATATATTTCATGGGTATCTAAAGGATGGTGATATAATGCAGGAGTTTTCAGCACTTAATATGACAGAAAATGCTGTTACAGCCATACAAAAAATGCAAAAAAGCATAGAAAGTACGGCGTCTAATTTTAGCGGAGCAGCGTTTCCGACAGAAAACTTACAAATCGGTATGCTGTGTATGCGTACTGATTTAAATAATAATATATATAAACTAACAGCAATCAATCCTGCAAAATGGGAGCAAGTGGGCGTAGCGGCTACAACTGCAACTAAATTATATACGGCTCGCACGCTTAAACTTACAGGAAAAGCGGTTGGATCTGTTTCCACAGATTTTTCCGGCGATGCGTCTATAAACGTAACAAGCGTAACGGCTGATACTGCAAAAAAAGCGGATAGTGCGACAACAGCAACAACAGCTACCAACGCAACAAATGCCGATAATGCAAAAAAAGCAGTAAGTGCTACAAGTGCTACAAGTGCTACAAGTGCTACTAAACTAGACCATAATGTTAACATTAGTTTGACTGGGGCTGTAACCGGGAATGTCACAACCAATTTAGCAGATGGGACACTTAATCTGCAAATGGCAGGAGATGCCAATCAATTTAAAAATATTACAGTAACGGGTTCCCAACAGAATTTTAAATATATTGATGTACAAACAACCCGAGCAGGGGAAAATGTTGATTCAAGCTGGGAAGAAGGAAGCGGGGACTATACAACTCAATATAGAAGGTACGAATGTATTGCAAATGAATTTCCAGCAGGGACATACAGCCTGCAAGACGTTTTGCAACGACTGGTTAATGCGTGCCACAGGCATTATGTAAGGGGCATTGGCGTTAAAAGTAATTGTAAGTGTAAGTGTGATTGTGCTGGCGGCAACGATGAAGAATAACATCAAGTTAGGAAGAATATGTATACCACTCGGCATTAAGTGTAATTTATCGTGTGAATATTGTTATCGAGATATATGCCGAAAAGAAATACCGCGTAAAGCGACAAACAAGTTTTTGTCATATTTAAAATCGTTAGACACAAGCACTTATGCGGTCATATTTAGTGGCGGGGAACCGTTGCTTTATATAGATACAATAAGGAAAATAACCGGTATCCTTCCTAAACATATACACAAAAAAGTAATGACAAACGGGTTACTTCTTACTGAAGAATTGGTTGATTATTTTAATAATAACGATTTTGAGGTACATATATCACACGACGGCAAACATACCAAAGAATTGCGGGGACAAGACGTATTTAAAAACAAGTTACAACTTATAAAAAAAATACGATATTTACGAATTGTATCGGTTATCAGCAATCAAAATACAAATGTTATGAAGGTATACCAATATATACAAAACAAGTTGAATAGACCGTTTTATTTCGAAGCAAGCCCGATTATCCCAACTGGGGAAAATGATAATTTAATAACAGGGTTTAATTATGATAGGTTTGAAAAAACATTGGCGGAAGTTTTGAGGATACGAAATAAATCGCCATTCGAATGGTATCACAACAAACCGAGTGGTATGGGATTAAATGTGCTATTGGATGGCAGTATTGTAGGAATGGGCACGCTTAATAAATACGGTACGGTATGGGATACAGAAGAAACCATTCGCAACAACTTTTTAGCCAAAGAACAAAAAGGCATTGCATATTGTCAGCAATCAATATGTTCTATAAAACCATGTTCTATGAATAAAAGCCTTGCTTGTCAACACATGTGCAGAATAAATCGTATACGACACGATATAAATGATGAGGTGTAAATATGATAAATAGAGTTAACTTGATGATGGGGAATAAATGTAATTTCCATTGTCGGCATTGTATACAAAACGATTCAGTAAAAGACCAACCATTAGAATTACCTAGTGATAGGGTAATAAAATATATCAAACGATTGGCAAATATTCGCCCTCAAGATAAAGGCAAGCTAGATATATGTTTTTGGGGTGGCGAACCACTAATGTACGTGGATGTAATACGATATGTCGTGGAAAAGGTAAAGAATGCAGAATATACAATTGTAACCAATGGATGGTTGCTAAACGAAACCATAGTTAACTATTGCAATGAACACAATATAACCGTAGTGCTTAGCAATGATGGTATACACACATCCAAAGTTCGTGGTAAAAACATGCTTGAAAACAACCGGTTTATACACTTGTTTAAACGCCTAGAAAATAAAGGTGTTGATTCTTGTATCACGGCATATAATCAAGATTATTATGCGTTATGGGATTATATAGAATCAAAGCTAGGCAAAGATATACCAATTTTTCATGAAATGCTAGAATGCACATGGGACATGCCAAAAGATTTGTATGCGTTTAACCTAGAAAACTATCAAAAAACAATGGATACGATTGTGGAGAATGCATATAACAAGCTAATACACGGAGAAATAGGCAGAGAATATATGCTTATTTCAGATACAGTAAGTCGCATGTGTAAAATTGTTGATGGCAAACCGGTACAAGAATATAAGTGTTCCCAAATGCGTAATATGATAAGCATTGATTTAAAAGGCAATGTATATGCATGTCATAATGCGTGCAAGGTATTGGGGACGGTGACAGAGGATCGAGAAGTACTGAAAGAACGATACAACAAATATCTTCAAAATAAAAAGTTGGATGATTGTAAGCTGTGCGAATGGCGTAGCGTGTGTGGTAATGGGTGCCCTAATTCATACGATGTTTTCCCTGGCAAAGCCTCGTCTTGTGAGGTAAAAAAAATATTTATGTCAGCTTGCATGAGCTTTCTAAAGAAATTACAAAACTCGCTAGAGGATGTAGACTTGGAGGATAGTTATGATTGTGATTAGACGCCCGTTACAAAATGGCGAAAAGAATAAAGTGGATTATGATATTGATTTGAATAACGACAGTATCACATTTTCTTTTAGTACAACGTATATGGGGCAAGATGTAAAAGATAGCGTATCAATCCCGTTCAGCACATATAAGGACGTCATATTGCATTTGTCTTTACAATTAACACATAAAATAGAAACAAGGTTATATCCGCTATATGAATTGCAATCGCGGTATAACGTAATTAGCGAAACAAACAATGATGCGTTTGTTCTTGCACGCATATCTATTAATGAAACTTGTGATGACATAGTAATCTTTTTAAACAGCCCGACGGATTACACCTGTAAGGTAGCCAAGACGATAGACTGCGAACCAAACACATCAAAATCGAAAATGATGATGATGTATTCGCCGTATTATACCAAAAGAGCTGAAAATATTCGTAAAAAGTGGGATATGATGGCAAACCTTGATATATACGATACCGTTACATATCTTGAATCACAAGTAGATGCATTAACAAAAATCGCCTTGGGTAATAACGGTGAAGATGTTAAAGATGTATTAAAAGCGGCTGATGAACATAGCGTGTTTAATATAAAAAGCAAGGAAAAAATGATTAACGAAATGCACAAAGATAAGGCAAAAATTCGTTCGTTGCAAAAGGAGTATTATGACAAAGCGTAAAAAAATAGTACTAAAACTTGGTGGTATGTGCAACTTACATTGCAAAAATTGCCATTGCATGCCACTTAAATTTGAGTATAATCCGGATATTATAGACCGGATCAATCGCAATCAAATAGAGGTTATTCATCTTGGCGGTGGAGAACCTTTTATGTACTTTGATTTAATCCGCAAAATAGTCCCAAAGATACATGTAAAGCAAATCGGATTAACCACAAACGGCACGTTATTAACCGATGAAATAATTGAATTTTGCAATAAGTATAATATACGAGTTGCTTTTTCTTATGATGGTCAGAACAGCAAACGTGACCCCGTTCTACCTGATTATGAAAGAATAAAAAAACTAAAACACATTGGTACATCCTCTGTTTTCTATCATGGCAATACCGATATACGACAGATGGAAAACGACTTACACAGGCTTGGCGAAATTTACGATATAGATTCGTGTAAAAGAAACATCACATTTTTGCCAGCATTTGTACATCAAACAAAAAATGCACCAAACAGCGACACTACAAGAGAAGATGCTAAAAAATATATTTTGCAAGTAGGTCGTTTATTCGAACTTGGATTTATACAGTACAACAAAAATCAAAAATATTCATTGGGTGCTGTATTTAACTTTATTCGTCATTATTTGAATCACAAACCATATACGATTGGATGCAGGTGTTGCAATCCTAACAATGTGTCGTTGGCTATTGATGGACGCTTTATACTTTGCCCATATGGAAATGATTTTGTTGGCGATATATATAAAGGCGTAGACTGGGGAGCAGTAGAAAAACATATACCGGATAAATGCAAGGCATGTGCATTGCGTAAATATTGCGGTACGTCCTGCGTAGCTCAAATTACGGATAACGAATGTTATATTTTTAGATGTTTGTACAGACATTATAAAAAGTTGTTAAAAAAGTACAACATAAACGAAAAAGAAATTCTTAGTTTAGATTTTGATTCATAAAGGAGATAATACTATGGAAAAAGAACATGTAAACGTATTTAGTGAAAATGGCGAAATAACAGCTGCTCCTGCATTTGACAGCCCTGAAGAAGAAGCAAAATACTACGAAGAAGAACAAAAACGCAAAGAACAAGAAGAAAGCCACAAAGCACCAGTATTTAGTGAAAATGGAGATGCGGAATAGGTGATTCTATGGACTTAACTAAAAACGTCAACGAAATAATTACAGATATGGCAGCTGTAATAGATAACTTAAAAACCGCACTGGATGGTAAACTCGGAAAAAATGAAATTGCTACAACTACAACACTCGGTATTGTGAAAGGCGGCGGAAACGTCGCCATTGCCGACGATGGAACCCTTAGCATAATAAAATCAAATAGCCTGCAACGTAACAAAACGTATTCCGTAGGTGACATTGCATACAGTCCCAATCTTCCCTCGTGGGCATATTTAGAGTGTACCACAGCGGGTACAACAGGGGCTACGGAACCAGATTTTAGTACATTGGTCACAAAAAAAACAATAACAATTCTCAATAAATTTACTGTATCAGATGGCACTGTAACGTGGAGACTCCGAGATACACGGTGCAAGTATGAAGTGGGGGATATTATCCCAAAAGTCGGGAGTATTAAGGATTATGAATATCTCATCCTAGCAGATGGTGGAGCATTTGATGAAGCATATACGGAACTCGCTAAAGTATTCACGGATGGCAAAGTGCCTAACTTACAAGATGGGAGATTCCTTGAAGGTGGCATAACTGCCAAACAAGTAAAGGGTGCAGGGCTACCGAATATTCGTGGTGGCTTAGATGCACATGGGGCAGTATCACTTAACGCACCTTCAGGGGCTTTTTATACAGAAGGTACAATCGATGGAGAACCAACGAATAATAATACTAATCCAAGCGCAATTTTTTTTAGATTTGATGCTTCCCGTTCTAACTCTATCTACGGTTCCTCTGATACAGTACAACCAAAATCATATACAGTAAAATATTATATTTGTTACGGAGGATGATATAGTGGAAATACAAGACGGAAGTGCGAAGTTTGAAGTACGTTCAATAACGGATATGTATAAAGAGATACAACAGCTACAGAAAGAAGTACAGGTGGCACAACAAGCCCTTATTCCTGTTCCTTTAGCGATTAATAATGACTACATCCTTGGTGTAAAAGTTGGAAATATTGTCATTATTTCATTTCAGGGCTTTCCCAATGGAACACAGTATCCTACTGGATGGGGTGCACAGATAACCACTTTAGATATTGGATATAAAGCAAAAAAGGATGAGAAGGACAAATAAACATCAAATAAATAGGGTATCTTTTGTCGGCATGACGGGTGGTGTAAACATATCGCAAGCACCTGAACAGATAGCTGATACAGAGATGCAAAAAGCACAAAATTTCATATATGCAATAGATAGTAAACGATTAAAAGGGCGTGGCGGACTGGGATTACTATATACAATGAACGAAACCATTCGTGATATGTGGTATGACGTAGACACCAACGTCCTTTTACTATTCACAACGACATTCAAGGCATATCGGTATGTTATGGGGCAAGAACCTGTTCTTATTGGTGACTTAAACGGAAGCCAATCGCCAATGTGTGCAAAATTCATGGATAAAATATGGATTGCAAGTGGCGGTAAATTACAGTATTACGATTATACGCAAAATGGAGAATTACAAACCGTTTCTAGCTCACCGACATGTTCTATGGTATTTCAACGTTTTTCACGTATAGCGGTATCACAAGATGGAACCAACGGATTTTATTTATCATCGGTTGGGGATGGTACCGAGTGGGAAGAAGATACCAATAGGGCTGATAAAGAACAATGGTTAGATGTTGGATATGGTGATAGTGGCACAATCACGGCTATAGTACCACTTGCAACTGATATTATTTTTATCAAATCAAATGGCAAGATATATCAGCTAAGTGGTGATGCCGACCCGAATGATTGGCAGGTAACAGAAATAGCCAATGGCACCGACCCAGCAGGCACGAATTGTGCAGTAAACATTGGCAATTCCGTTGTATTTTTGTCTATACGTGGCTTAAAGTCATTGGCGGCAGTTATGGAGTACGGCAATATTGCTACGGCTGATATAGGAGATAAATTCAATGGTTTAATCACTGATAGTATGTATGAGCCAAGGTTTTATCACTTGCAACGGCATAGTTTATTACTAATACGCCCAACTACTGATTATAGTTATTTTGTAGCATACAACTATCAGTTGGGTAGCGCAACAACACTTAAATTCAATATGGATATAGACGCTATATGTGAAACGAGCGATGACATATTAGTGTCAAGCAAAAACAAGATATATCAGTGGGATGATAGATATACCGATGATGACGGCAAAAAGATAGAGTACATATTACAGCCAAAAGCCACGATGAGTACGGAACAGATGCTCATGAAAGCGATAGATACTAAATTTTCGTCGGATTATTCCGGCAAGGCAACCGTTCAAGAGGGAACATTGAACGTATCTGTACCAACTGACACAAGAAATAAAATTAAATGTAATCACTCTACGGCTTATATGGATATAAAAATTATATCCAATGACAGATTTATCGTAGATCATATTATGGTAGAGGTGGCAGATTTATGAGAAAAGAATTATTGGGATGGATAAAGGAATACGAAGAAAAGACAAATGATAAATTCTATGTGCTTCCTGATTTTACATTATGGTATATTCCTGAAAGGGGATTTTGCCAGTGGCGGGCAATGGATAAAGAGAAAACCATTCTATGTTGGAATCTTTGCCACGACGCTAAATTTTGGCGTGACGCATTAGAGTGCGTGGCGTTGCAATGGGGATACGACAGAATCATGACAACATGCATATTGCCGATTAAGGCGTATATACGCTATTGGGGATGGGAAATTATGCAGACATTTACTAAAGACGGAATGAGCCGATATATATGTAAAGATAAGCAAGATAGAGAAGTAGTTATCACACCGAAAAGCGTAAATGAAGACGGTACCGTAAATTATTTTGTTACAAACGAATTACGGCGAAAATATAAGCCGTGGAAAAATTACGATGAAAGGGCGTGATTAGATGGGCAAAAAAGGTGGTGGCAGTAGCACCACAACTTATACACCAAGTGCAGAAGAAAGAGCGTTACAAAACGAAGAATTAGAGTATATACGGCAGGTTAAGCCGAACGCATTTAAGCTGAATGATGTAGCAGGAAACATGCTATACAATTCTTTGGGTGATACAAAAGTAGACTACAATCAGCTAATGAATGATGCACTTAACCAAGTTAAATGGGGACAACAGGGAATACGTAACTTGGCTGATGGGAATATTCCATCAAACTATCAAACAGCAATGGAAAACAGCATTAAAAGTGGTGTGCAAAACAGCATGGGTAATTTACTAAGCGATTTAGGCAATCGTGGCGTAGTCAGCTCAAGTGTCATGGATACAGGACTTAAAGGAATTAGTGATAGTGCGTCAAACGCAATGGCACAGAACTGGAGCAATACAGTAAGCCAGTTACAATCATTATACGGAAGTGGAATAGATGCAGCCGGGCAAGGGACAGCTAATGCGTCGGCAGCACAGGAAGCAGCACAGAACCCGGCACTTAATTTATGGAATGCGTCGTTAGGATTGAACGGAGCCACTACAGGAGCGTTAGCAGCTATTGGCGGCAAAGGTACAACTACAAATCAACAAAGCAGCGGCGGGAGCGGTTTATTTGGCGGCTTATTATCCGCAGCAGGCAGCTTTTATTGCTTTGCCCCTGAAACTAAAGTACGTTTAGCTGATGGCAAAGAAGTGTTGATAGGAGATATACGTGTAGGTGACAAGGTACTTTCACCACACGCAGACGGAACAGAAACGGTGGAAACCATATTACATACACTCGAACCTCACTACGCAGATTGTTACAATGTTGTTTGTAAAGACGGCAGAGAAACAAAATATGTATCAGCAACGCTCACACAGCCTATCATGAGTTCTGACGGCTCTTTTATTGAAGTAGGTAATATTACACTAGGGACTAAGATAAAAGGGTGTGGAACGGTAATTAATATGGTTTACAGTGGCGAACGCAAGGTGCGTGATTTACAGACAAGCGGCGTTAATACCTATTATGCAGATGGTTTTATTGCATTAGGCGGCAGTGCGGAAAACTGGGTAAAAGAAGGTGGAAAAGTTGGCGAATAAATTATCCAATATAAATAAAAGTGTACAGACAGGAAGCCAAGTAAAAAGCAACTGGACGTTACCAACAAACCAGTTTGTACAGATGGCGTATAATGACCCTAAATTTGCATTAGGCAACTTACTGGGTACGTATTTATTAAACAGGTATGTTGGCAACGTAGATAACGGCGAAGCAAATGACATGCAGCCTAAACTTACAGCTAACAGCGGAACTCTTCCCGATTATCAAAGCACGCTTAACGCCGATACAGGTCATAGATTCCAAGTGGATGAAAACGGCAATGTAGCATATCATGCGCCGACGCTTGCACCTGCTATTACAGTAGATAACCCGATACAGGCAAATCAAGATTTTAAAGATTACTATAATTCGTACAATAATAAAAACGTTGATGGATCTGGTTTGCTTGATATGACGCAGCTTGCACAAATGGCAGGAGTAGCACCTGCAGCACCAACAGCCGTGCCAGTAACACCGCAACAGGCGGGGGCAGTTAATCCCAATCCGTTAAATGGCGGTAACTTTGCTATTGACGGAGATTTAGGTAAATACGCAACAACTAACCCACAAAGCCTTACAGGCGGTACATGGAAATACCATGGACAGTTTTCCCCAAAAAACTATGGTGATATAGCATGGGCAGCCGTATCACCGACAACAGATAATGCCCAAACCCAAAATGAGCCAATGTATACATTAAACGGCGATTTTCCGGGAATGATTCAAACGGGTAATATAGACATTGCAAATAGACCGACGGTAAAATTGCCGGATGGAAGAATTGCAACAGTACGCAGTGCTTCATTTAATATAGATGGCAAAGAAGTATTACTGCCGACGGTATCCAAAGATGGCAAATTATGGACAGACCAAGAAGCAGTAGAAAATTATCGGAAAACAGGTGAAAATTTAGGCGTGTTTGATTCGCCCGAAGCTGCAAACCGATATGCACAGGCATTGCATGAACAACAGGATGAAATGTATGTAAGACCAAACGAACAGCCGATTAAAGACGAAACACCAATTAAGGATGAAGGACAACCGATTAAAGAAGAACCACAGCCAATTACAGCCAATGCGATACCAATTACGGAAGATAAGAAAGAACAGCTGAACGGGAATACATTGCGTATCCAATCTGCTAGTGACGGTAATATATATGATTTTACTATTTCATCTGATGGCAAATGGATACAATTCCCGAACGGCGGTAAATTGCCAGCAACACAGAAAGATGCATTGATTGCAGCAATGCATAATCCCAAACAAAGCTATGATGATATAGAAGCGTTTGCAACGCCTTTGCACAATATAACGTCTAACTTGCCACAAGACGTAAAAGACGCAATAAAGAAAGACCCTGCCAAAGCAACAATGGCACGAATGATGGCGAATAATATTGATTCACGTGATATGACCGACAGCACCAACCCCGGCGTATTCACCGACAATTTACATATAGGTATCCCAAACACCATACAAAACACGGAACAAACAGCAGTAAATCCAAACGAACCACAACCTTTTAATGCCGAGCAATGGAAGCGTGATTTTATCATCAGACAGCGAAAGAAAGGCTTTTCATCTGATGTTATAAATGATATGTTAGGCGACTTGATGCCACAAGCACAGGCACAGGAAGATAAGTATAACAGATACCAAGCAGGTATATTAATGCCACTGTATCAAACGGCGGTAGCTAATAAAGATTACTCAACAGCTGCACAGCTTGCCCAAGGAATGATGCAGTATAACCAAGAAGTCGGGAACTACATGCTTAGTAGTTTGCCAACGGCACAGAATTTCTATGCTACTGACGTAGCAAAAGACCGTGCAGCAACAGCAGAAGAATATAAGAAAACGAATATGGATATAGCGCAGAAATACAAAGAGAAAAATGACAAAACGGCATTTGAAAACAATAAAGCATTGAAAGAGCTTACTTATCAGCAACAAGTCCAGTTGAAACAGCTGGATGAATTTTTGAAAGAAAAAAGTATAGCGTTTAGCACACAGCAAAAGTTAGCATTTGCCGCAGCGTCGAAAGAGCAACAATACAAATGGCTTATAAGCCATGGAGCAACTAATGAACAAGCACTGGGAATTACCGGCGGCAAAGGTACATCGTCGAGAAGTAGCGGTGGCGGTTCATCTAGTGGTGGCGAAAAAATATCACAATCTCATCAAGAAGCAATGAATAAAGTTAGCGATTTATATGAAAGAGCTATGAAACCAAACGAAGATGGAACACTCGATGCTGATGCAGTAGATGCCTTGACCGAATGGGCAAATGATAACGCTGGAAAATATGATGATGATACACGAACATTAATAAGAAGTATGGCTTATGTTGCTCAAGGCGTTAGACTTGAAAAAAACGGAGCGTCTGGCGATACCGTATATGAAAAAGCTTTTAAATATGTACCTAAATATTATTTGGAACAGCTTTTACCTAATAGAAATTTTGATGGATACGATTAATTATTGAAAGGACTGTACTATGTCTAAATTAAGCGATTACTTACTGAATAATACGAATATACAAGATGTACCTGAAGGAGCGGCACCGGGATATGAAGATAATTCTGATTCCGATTCTTCTAGTAGTAGTGGTTCTTTTTTTGATTCGGCAAAAAAGTGGTGGCATGAATATACCGACGCAGTATCAGAAGGTCGCCCAATGTGGAAAGAAGAAGCAACGGTAAGCCCTGTTGACTGGGGTACAGCAGGTGGCAACGGCTCTATGCCGACCACCTTTTCTAATTCCACATATCAAAGCATGCAAAACCCTGATACTACGCTTAGTGATGTCGGCAATGCCATAGTAGACAGAGTGTCAGAAATCACACCACAGCCGATTGTTGATGCATTTACGCCACAGACAATAGCACCTAACTGGCAGCCAAGACCACTTGATGACAGTGTATATACTGATATACCTGGTACGCCAACTGCTAGCGGAGAGTTTGGCGCATTGGAAGATGAAAGTGTACGCAAAAAGCGCATGGATGAAGCAGCACAATATATGGCAGATAATTACCCCCGTGCCTATTCAGCTATGTTGGGAGCGGTATCGGGGGCAGCTAATGTTGCAGGCGGTATCCGTAACGCAATAGGTGGAGAAAACAGTGACTGGATTCTACGTAATGCAGAAAAATCGGAAGAAGCTATGAAAAAATTCCGTCAGCAGTGGGAAAACCAGTACGGTGATAGCGGATACTTGTTAAACCCGAATGGGCTTGCCAATGATATTGGTAACGGTATCGGTTCCAGCCTTCCTATCATGGGATTGTCGTTATTAGCCCCTGAAGCGGCAGTAGGCATTGGTACAAGAGCTATTACAAGTGCGCTTACACGTGCAGGGCTTGGAAAATTAGCAGGAAGCAAAGTAGGGCAGGCACTTATTAAAGAAGTTGCATCAAGCCCAATGTCTACAGCAGGCGACACTATGGCTGAATACGGCTCGATGGTTGATGAGCTTGTACAAAGCGGTATGAGTGAAGAAGAAGCGAGAGAAAAAGCAAAATCTATTATTCCTCGAAATATTGCTCTTGATACATTAACTCTTCCAGGCGAATTGTACGTTATGAAAGGTGCAAAAGGCTTGGGACGCAGATTCCAAGCAGCAAGCACGGATAGTATCGGCAAACGAATTGGAAAAGGAATGGCACGTGCTGGAGTAATGTCTGTTGGCAGTGCCATTCCTGAAGGATACCAAGAAGGCGCACAGAACGCTTTGGAAGATAATGTAAAAGGTGAACGAAATACAAACTGGTTTAGCCCATTCTCATGGAATGACGATGACTTAGAAGCTGCACGTGCCGGGGCAGTTGGTGGTGCATTTATGGGTATTCCCGGCAACGTTGCCAAAGGCATGCAGACATATTCCAATACAGGCAATGCAGGTATAGACGCAACGGTAGATGCCGCTAATGAATACGGCTTAGACCCTAAAGGATTGTTGTCAATTGGCGCAAGAGAAAGCGGTGGCGACGATGTAACTGCCATTGGATCGGCTAGCCCAAATGCATTCCAAATTACAGATGAATCAGCAAGCGATTACGGCGTAGATGAGATGTATCCTGAATGGAAAACAGACTTAAAGCAGAATGCGGAAGCAGCCGCATTTATTCTTACCAAAAAAATCGAAGAAAACGGCGGCGACTTCTGGGCTGGAGTACGTGCATATAACGGTGCAGGACAGGCGGCAGATGAGTATTTAGCAACAGTACAGAATACCTATAACAATATTCCTGATGGCTATGTTAGCAGCGGCGGTGGTAGTGGAATACAGCCATACAACTTGCCGACGCAGGGTGCAGATATTGACGAACAGGTAAGCAATTTAACACCCGAATTTCAATCGGCATTGCCTACTATTGGCGGCATACTGAATGAAATGGGATTAGCTGATGGAGCGGCTATTTCATCGGCTGCACGCACGCCCGAACATAACGCAGAAGTAGGCGGGGCAGAAAATTCCTATCATGTACATAATGACGCAGTAGACATTGTATTGCCGGAAGGAACGACACAGGAACAGGCTGATGCCGTTGCAGAACGATTCCGTGAAACTGGGGCATTTAAGGAAGTATTATTCCATGATGCAGGTAGCGGCTATCACTTACATTTAGGCGGGTATAACGGTGGCTTGAATAGTCGTGGCGGTGGTGTAGGCGGCACGGTAGAAGGTTCTTATAATGGTGATGGCGGCGCAGCTTATATGGAAGCGCAGCGTGAAGCAGATAGAGAATATCAGCAGGAACAGCGTGATAGGGACAATGCATATCAGCAGGAAATAACTAATATCATGAATGACAATTCTGCTGAAACCATTGCGGATGATGTGGACAAAGAAATGAAGGACGCCAAAACACAGCAGGAAGAAGGAATGAAAGCCTTAACGCCTGACCAGCAAAAAGAAGAAATTGGCAACTACCTTGATTCTGTATCCCAAGATGATATAAGCGATGCAGATTTTAATACATTATGGGATGCCACACAATCAAACGACCCTAAACAGATACAGACTGCATATCAGACGATGCAGGTTAATAAGCAGCAGACGGCACAACAAACAAAGCAGCCGATTCAGCCAGTAAATACGCCTGTACAGCAAACTGAAAAACAGCAGCCTAAACAACAGCCTGCACAACAAGTCAGCATGAATAATGAAACAACTAATCCGATAGCCCAAGCAACACAGGGAACACAGGATAATAAGCAAACACAACCTTTAGAACAGACAGTACAACCGCCGCTAAATACAGCACCAAACAGTAAACCAATTCAACAAGGAGAAATAAAAAATGAAACAACGCAAAGCACCGAAGGCACCAACAATCAAAATGTCAACACCGAATCTAAAGAAAATCAGCGTGAAAATGCCGAAACCGTACAAGCCAAAGAAAGTGCCGAAAATAAAGGGACAACGGGCATAACAGAAAATGTAAGAACTGATAATGCAAAACAGAATATCCCTGCACAGTATAAATTAGTATCAGCAGATGATTTAATATCTTCTGACATGCCTGCATATCCTCAACAGTATCAACCTAGAAATAGAAATCGTTTAGGTATGGTAGCACAGGTAGAAGATATGTCTAACCAATTAAATCCATCCGCAGTTGTAGACCCAACAGGTAATGTAAATATGGGTTCGCCTGTCATTAATAGCAAAGGCGTTGTGTTAAATGGCAATGGTCGTACCATGGCTATTAGAAAAGCATACAATAAAGGGAACCAATCAGCACAGGCATACAAACAATACTTAAAGGATAATGCGGAAAAGTTAGGCATAGATCCAGCCGCAGTAGATAAAATAAAGAATCCTATGATTGTGCGCCAAGTATCTGACGATGCACCTATAGAAGACATTATTCATAGTACGGCTGGCGGCTCAAGAATGAGTGCAAGCGAACAGGCAAAGAGTGATGCAAAAAAAATACGTACATCAACGCTTGATAAATATAAGAAAGAAAATTCGCCTGATTTGTCTGCACCATCTAATCGTGAGTTTGTTAAATCGGTACTTGATGACATTACAACAGATGCAGATAGAAACGTAATGTATACCGAAAATGGACAAATAACAAAGGAAGCTATACGACGTGTACAAGACGCCTTATTCGCAAGAGCTTATGGAGATGATTCATTACTTAACCGCATGACAGAAAGCACGGATGACAATATCCGTATAGTATCAAAGGTTATGTTGCAGTGCGCCCCTAAAGTTGCTAAACTAAAAGAAGGACAAGAACACGGAGATTTTTATAGCGAATATGATGTATCAAACGTTATTACACAGGCAGCAAAAGACCTGATAGAAGCACGTGAAGCAGGGAAACCAATTTCTTATAAATTACGTGAAAATGATATGTTTGAAGCGTCAAAACGCAAGGATGATGAAGCTATAAAAATCACGCTAAAATTTTTTGACGATAACAAACGCAGACCAAGACGGATACAAGAATACGTTAATTCTCTTGCTGATTATGTCATTGGCATGGGAAGTCCGAAACTCGAAACAGAATCCAATCCATTGTTTGACGGCGGCGAACGAATGACAATGGATGAATTAGCTAATTTTACGGAGGAAGAAATCAATGGCGGACGAAACAGTAATTTACATGTCGAAAGTAAAAGAACTGACACCCAAACAGAAAGCGTACCTCAGACAGTGCAAGAAGAAAGCGGAACAGCAGGAAACGCAAGCATACAAAAAAGCAATGAAACAGAAGTAAAAGAAAATACCCATTTACAGCCTGTTAAAGACGCTATTGCTAATGGCAGCTATAAACTTATAGCAAAAGAAGCTGTTGAATACGCTAACAACGTTGTAAGCGGTTTAAAAGACGGCACACTTACTAAAGAACAAGCACAATTACGAGTTAATGATTTAGTAAGTGCTTTACAAACAAAAGAATCGAATGGGAATATCGTAATGGGTAATATTCCTAAATTCATGCAAAACAACATACTTGATTCCTTAAAAATGGTAAAGGATGCCATTAACGGCAACATTGAGTATGCGGGCATGAATGAAAAAGAAACCAAAGCGGCTAAGATGCTTGATGAAACAATAAAAGGCATTAAAGATGGCTCTATCACACCTGCAAAGGCAAATGATGAATTAATAAATGCAAAAGCAACGGCTAAAGACCCCGACCACCCGTTAAGACACTCGTATGCATACCGCAAAAAGATAAAAGAAGCAATGGGCTTTATTAAAGATAAAAACAATTACGGTGCGAAACAAGAAGAGCAGAAAGCTGCTACAAGCAAAGAAGATACAGAATCCAAAAGCAAAGACCAAGCACAAGAACCAGTGCAAGAAAAGCAACAAGTAGAAGACCATTCTGAAACTCAAGAAGAGGTAAGAGAGACCGTTATACGACCGTTTAAAGAAAAAGCTGATGGCATACTAAAAACATATATGGCTAAAAAAATAAGCAGGACAAGTGCAGAACGGCGTTTAGTAAGAATTTCTGCAGATGCAAATGCCGCGTATTATGGAAGTTTTGATGGAATGGAAGAGGTAAAATCCCAAACCAAACTTAATTTTAATGAACGTTCTGTAGCACAAGACTATGCAAATGATGCAATGAATGAAATCAAGAAAGAATATCATAAAAGGCAAGAAGAAAAGAAAGCCAAAGAAAATGCAAAAGAAACTAAAAAAATCCCAGCTCAAGAAATAAAGGCAACGGAATCTAAAGAAGAACTCAAAACAAAAAGTGAACCGGAACGCACAAGCCCCGATGAAATTGATTTACGTACCATCTCTATAGAAGATGCAGAACGTGAAGCTATGGAAGCGTTAGGTATTAAACCACATAAAAAACCAGTGCTTCCTAAACCAACAAAAGGAACGCCGAAGCCAAGAAAAAGAACACCAATTAAGGATGATGAAACAATTGATTTTCACATCCATATTGTTGATGATTCTGATGAAGCGTTAGCAAGAGCCTTGAAAGTATTTGATGAGGAAACAAGCAAGTTAAATGCTAACCCCATGTTTAATCCTCGATTAATGACGGCTGCATTGGAAATCGGAGCTATTCATTTACAGCGTGGGACTAATAAATTTATTGACTGGCTCAAAGTTATAAGCAGTACAGATAGCCGTTTAAAATCTTATGCACCTGCGGTTTGGAAAGCCTTGCAAGTATTTCCTAAAAATGGTACGCTTAACGAAAAGCAAATGACCTCTCTAATCCAGTTTGTGGGCGTTATGTATCATCATGGCATAACGGATAAGACAGACCTTAGAAAACGCTTTATAGCGGCATTGGGAGTAAAAAATGCCAAATATTTTGACACGGCGTATACTGCTATTGTTGAATATCCGACAGCGGAGGAGTTGAAAGGAGATAATACAAATGTTAATGACAGCACCAGTGGACTGGCTACACGAGCTAGCGAAAGGGACAATCAAAACGCAGTGGGGGCAAATGATGAAAGCAGAAGACCCGGCAACGGAAACGGACAAAGTATTTCTCAGACTGGAAAAGGACAAGAACAACACGACATGGGGAATACAGGGATTCATGCTGACAGCACCGCTACTAGCGGAAAGACTGGCAATAGCAGAGTACAAAAAGAAGAATCCAATGATAGCACCAGTAGCACCGGAAGTATTGACTTATCAAGAAGCGTTAGAGATAGCCTTACAAGAGTTCCCGATGATGACGAAAAAAGACCTGACGAACTTAGCACATCTGTTACAAACGGACGAATCAATGAAGATAATAACGAACAAGTAACCAATACTCATGATAGCAAGCATATAGAAAGCATTAGAAAAGAAATACCAATATTAAAACCGGAACAGGCAGGCGATGTCGCTTTTGCCGAACACCGATTGATTGATGATAATAAAAACGGCGTACTGTTTACGAATGGCACGGGCACTGGTAAGACATTCAGTGGTTTAGGTATCATTAAACGCATGTACGATAAAGGCAAGAAAAACATTATTGTTGTTGCCCCAAATACCAATATTATCAAGCAGTGGACAGAAGCGGCCAAAGAGTATTTTGGTATTGAAATGACTCCACTTGAAAATACCAAGGATGGCGGTAAAGGTGTATGTATTACTACATTTGCTAACTTTGGATATAATCATGAATTAGCAAAAAAGAATTGGGATTTAGTAGTTTGTGACGAATCCCAAAACTTAATGTCGGGAGCAAAATCAGAACCAACCAAAGCGTTAGATACATTAAGAGCTATTACCCACCATGAAGAAGGCGTTTATAGATGGTCACGGGATAATCATATTGAACTTTGGAATGAATTACAAAAAGCAAAAGAAAACTACGACAAAGAAAAAACAGAAGAAAGTAAACAGCAATATGATAAAGTATATAAAAAATGGGACGCTGCAGACCGTAAAGCAAAAGAAGACTACCAAGGATTAAAGAAATCTAAGGTAGTTTTTTTGTCGGCAACTCCATTTGCTTACGTTCCTAATATTGATTATGCTAATGGCTATTTGTTTGATTACGGCGGTGAGAAAAATACAGGCAGCTATAATAAACCTAACGGACGACAACAATTCTTTATAGATCATTTTGGCTATAAAATGCGATATAATCGCCTTGAAAGACCTGATGCAGAAGTTGACAGCGGCATTATGGAGCGTGAATTTCACGATTGGCTTGAAAAACAAGGGGCATTATCCGGCAGACAACTTGTTATAGATAAAGACTACGACCGTGGTTTTATCCGTGTTGACGGTGGCATTGGTAAAATTATTGATGAAGGACGAGAATATATACGGGAAAAATATCCTGCTTTGGCAGATTATTACCAAGAAGAACGAAAAGAAATGATGAATTTTGACAAGTATCTTCTGGAAGCGATAAAGGCTAAAGCTGCAGTAAAACTTGCAAAGGAATATATTAAACAAGGTAAAAAAGTTGTTGTATTCCATGACTTTAAAACAGGCGGCGCATACCATCCATTTAAAGTAAACGAACATAATATGGAAAGCCAAGCCCTTGAAGAATATAGACGTTTAGAAGCAGACCGCCCCGATTTAATCAATCTTGATTTACGGGATTTAAAAACACCGATAGCAAGATTCAGAGAATCTTTTGGTAATAATGGAACCTTAGCTGTGTTTAATGGTGACGTATCTAAAAAGAACAGGGAAAAAGCCCAAAAAGATTTTAATGACGATAACGGCAAAGCAAAGATTATTCTTGTACAATCTGACGCAGGACAAGCAGGTATTTCTTTACATGACACTACTGGTAAATATCAGCGTGTACTCATTAATTTAGGAATGCCGACCAAGCCAACCGCCTCAATTCAGATAGAAGGACGTATATATCGAACGGGAAATAAGTCCAATGCTATTATTCGCTATTTGAATACGGGGACTAATATTGAACAGAATGCTTTTGCAACAAGAATTGCCGAACGTGCAAGCACAGCAGAAAATCTTGCACTAGGCAATAAAGCACGTGCCTTGAAGAAAGCATTTATTGATGGATTTGAAGAATCACAAGACAGTGATGAATGGAGAAAATATTTACCCGGATCACCTACAGAAGGAACGGGTGGTAAAGAAAAAGACCGTGCTAATGATGATGCAGAACATGCAGAATGGGATAAAGCCAAGGCAAAATATTTTGCTAATCAAAAGAAAACCAATCGCAACAAATCAAGAGAAGGTGTAGATTATTATGCAACTCCCGAACCATTAGGGCTAAAAATGGTGGAATGGTCACAACCAAAAGCAAATCAATCTATGCTTGAGCCGTCGGCAGGACACGGAGCGATTGCCCAATGGTTCCCTAGTAATACAAAAAATACAGTTGTTGAACCGTCCAATGATTTAGTGCCCAAGCTAAAAATGCACGTAGATAATGCTAATGTTGTAAATGATTATTTTGAAAATATTGGCACGTGGAATAAATTCGATAGAATTGTCATGAATCCCCCGTTTGGCAATGGCGGCAAAACAGCTGTTGAACATCTTGCAAAGGCGTATAAACATTTGCGTGAAGGTGGGCGTATAGTAGCACTTATTCCTGACGGCCCAGCATGCCAAAAACGTTTTGATAAATGGTTCTGGGAAGACAGCAAAGGCAAAAATAGAAACGGGAAAGATGTAACCGTAGAAGCTCCAAGCAAAACAGGCACTATTCGTGAAGAAATCGCATTGCCAAGCGTAACGTTTGAAAGAGCTGGCACTAAAGCAAACACTAAAATTGTTGTTATCGACAAATTCCCATCAAAAGAAGTAGCAAAGAATTATAATGATATGACTATCAACGTTGATATGAGTGATTACGACAATATCAAAGATTTCTTTAATGCACTTGAAAATAAGACCGTTCCTGACGCATTGACAGACACAGAAAACAATGAAAAACAATCAGCTGAACAGAAAACTACTAAGTATTCTGTACGTGATAACAGCAAAGAAATACAGCGTTCCATACAGGAAGTCAAAGACGAAATAAAGAATGCATTACCGACAGCCAAGAACATTACAGAAGATGGGAATACAATTACATTTATAATGCCGAACGGATCTAAAATTGTCGTAGATGTTCAAAATCAAATCGCACTGACAGCTGAACAATTAGCACAAGCAAAAAAAGACCACAACATAGACGGTAATGTTGTAGTCGAAGGGTATGCCAAGAAGTATGGCAAAGATGCCTATATTGCTTTGTCACAGGGTGCCCGAAAAGGTACAGGGTATCATGAAGTATATCATGTGGCAGAAGATACCGTGCTGAATGACAAAGAAAAAGCAGCTCTTAGAAAGAAATATCCAAATGAAGAAATGCGTGCAGATAAATACGCCGAATGGGTGGAAGCAAGAAAACACGGCAAAGGTACGTTGTTTGGCAAATTATTCCGTAAGATACAAGATTTTGCAAAGAAAATGCAGGCTATTCTCACACGCACCGAAAACGTACATAACGTATTCCGCAAGATTGAAAGCGGTGAAGTATGGAACCGTAAAGCGGAAGAGTCTGAAGCGGCTAACGCAAAACTTGCTAAAGCTGCACGGCAAAAGCTACAAGAAGATATGCAGGCGTTTAGCAAAAGTGTAGATGACTTTATGAATGGCAAGTTGCCACCCAAAGATGTAAAAGTTATGACTACACCCTTAGTTATGAATCTTATTGGTGAAAAACTTTTGCCAATATATATACATACTAACGTTATGGAAAAAATACTAAAAGGCAAACATAGTGGAGAAATGAGTACTGGAATTGTCAAAAAGATTCCAAAAGAATTAACCGACCCATTAATGATATTAAAAGCCATTAATAACCAAGGCGTAGAATCTAAGAATCAAAAGATTGTAGTTATTGATTTAAAAAACAATTATGGGGCAACAATTATGGTTCCGTTTATTATGGATGTAAAAGCAAATCGGTATGAATTATCCAATGTTATTGAAAGTGCATATGGAAGAGGAAATAAAAGACCGAATGACAAGTGGTATATCAAACGGTTAAAACGTGGCGATGCTGTTTATGCCAATAAAAAAAGAATCGACCACTGGCTAAAAACACTTTCATTAGCCGAAGCTCATAATGGCTTACTAGTGGTCGATTCCTTTAATTTGTCTACGATTATACCAGATGAAACAGATTTAGGCAAGTTAAAAAGAGAAAATCCGACAAAATATTCTATACGAAAAACGCAAGATACCCCGCTTAACCCGAAAGAAAGAGAACAGGAACAACGCAAGGAAGACATACTGAAAGCAATAAACGATATAGTCCCTGTATATACGAAATCAGATGTAAAGAAAAACAGTACAACTGAAACATACTACGACAGACGGCAAAAAGCAGGCTTTGTAAAAACACCGACAATCCGTGAATATGGTAGAATCTTAGCACTCAATCTCGACCAGCAACTGAAGCTAAAGAACAATATGGAACTCACAACGAACGTTAAGCAGGAACTGGAAAAGAACAAGGCTTATGCAGCAGTAATGGGCGATAAAATCAAAGATATGACGCCTATACAGGCACGTGCAGAGGGCGTATCTATCTTTGGCTCGCTGTATTTCAATGGTAACGAAGAAGCCGCCGCCGCACGCTTCCCGAAATACTATGAAGCATTTAAAAATGCCTTGAAAGAAAATGAAGAATTGAATGATAAGGTAAACCATATTACTGAAATGATTGGTGATTACAAAGCACAGAATCCAGTACTTAGAGCCAATAGTGGCATGCAGATGCACGATGAAAGCCAAAAGAAAACAACCAAAGGCAAGATAAATGCTATACTTGATAAAGTGTATGCTGAAATGGTCGATGAATTAGATCCATTGACCAAAGTAACGAAAATGGCAGAAAAAGAAGCACAGCAAAAGTTATTGTACAAATACGATGTACATAAACAAGCACTGATGGCGCAAGGTAACGCTCAGTCTAAAGCAAACCTGCTTTTAAACAGCGGCAAAGATAAAGAAGAAGCAATCCATGCATTAAACGATAAAGATATGTTTAATGGGGCTGTTCAGTATAAAGTCAACATGAATGATATTATGGATGCTATTAAAAACGTACCGCAGGAAGAACTCGAAAAAATAGGTGCGGACGATGCACGGCAGGGTCTTGCTAAATACTTAATTGCCATGCGTACAAAAGAATTAAGCAATGCCCTTGATAACGACTATGTACGCCCTGATGGATTCGATGAAGAAGCATGCTATACTATTATTAAAAACGCTCCCGAAAGTATAAAAACTGCTGCTAAAATGGTGTGGGACTTCAACAAGAACATGATAAACATTATGCAGCAGCAGGGGCTTATTAATAAAAAAGCTGCTGACACAATGAGAAAATATGCCCATTACGTGCCGATGTATCACGACATGAGCGACATGCAGGATATAGACGATTTTATTGGTGCAGTAGGAAGGGGCGGCAGAGGATTCGTAGACATAAAGCCCAATATCTATGAAATCAAAGGCGGTAATGAACGTGCCATTATTGACCCAATAGAAAGCATGGTACGCATGACGGTAACGTTACTCAACAAGTGCCAAAGAAACAGAGTAGGTCAAGCATTAGCACGTATTAACCAGGACTTTGAAGGTATGGGAAGCATTATAGCTAAAGACCCCACCTTGAAGCACGAAGACCCTAAAAAATGTGCGTTTTCCGTATATATAGGCGGTAAAAAAGTTATATATCGCACAACACCGGAGGTATATAGTATTCTTACACAGGTGGATGAAAACGGAGCAAGTGTTCTTGAATCAATTTTAAAACCGTTTGCGTCGGCGTTACGGCGTGGTGCCACTATTTCTCCACCGTTTATTGTTCGAAACTTTACTCGTGATACAGTAACTGCAGGCATTACAAGCCAAACCGGATTTATACCGTTTGTTGATAGTTTTAGAGGTATGTACAAACTTACAACCGACAAGCAATTCAAAATGGACTACCTTGCAAGTGGTGCGTCTATGGGTACATTTATACGTTCCGATGTACACGGGGCTAAAGACTTGTTAAGTGAAATTACAGGCGATAAATACAGCTCGTGGCCAAAAGGATTAAGACAGATAGCGCAATTCATATCGGCAGTATGGAACCATTACGATAAGTTTGCCAACCTCGTTGAAGATGGTACTCGTGCTGGTGAATTTATGCGTGCAAGAAAGAAAGGAATTGGCCTTGAAGAAGCTGGTTATCTTGCAAAAGAAGTAACGCTTAACTTTGGCAGACACGGTAAGGCAGGGAAGCACATAAACCGTGCCGTACCGTTCTTTAACGCCACTATTCAAGGTACAGATAAGTTTATACGTGCATTCAAGAAAAACCCCGCTAGAGCGTCGTTTATGACGGCTGTAACCATTATTTTACCTTCTATAATGGCTTGGGCATTGGCAAACGGTGATGATGACGATTGGTATCAAGACCTTGATGCAAATACAAAATACACTAACTGGTGCTTTAAAATAGGTGATACGCACATCCTTATACCTAAACCGCAAGAAGCCGGTATTTTGTTTGGTAGTGGCGTAGAAGCCGTACTCAATCAAATGATGGGGAAAGACCCACAGGCAATGAAACAATGGGCAAGACAATATGCAGAAACTTTATTGCCCAATATATTCCCAACATTGATAGCACCATTAGTTGAATGGCAAACGAATTATAGCTTTTGGAAAGGCAGACAACTTGTAGGGAAAAAACTACAGGATTTACCATCCGAGCTTCAATACAATGCATATACTAGCGAAATAGCAAAGGCATTGGGTGATACATGGCTTGCTAAACAAGTTAAGTTATCGCCTATCGCTATTGATAACTTTATTAGCGGCTATTTTGGCAGTGCTGGACGCTTTATTGCTAATATGCTCAATTCGCCAATAGATTATTTGAGAGATTCTAGCAGACCTGTTGAACCTGCCAAATACTGGTATGAAATGGCGTTTATTGGCTCATTTGTTAGAAAAAATCATGAAATATCTGAATATCAAAACAGATTCTATGATTTAGCAAGCGACATGAAGGATGATTATAATCGCATGAAACACGATAACCCAAAAGCAAAACCGCCCAAAGGGTATAAAGAAATGGAAACCGCAAAGAAAACAGTTAGCAAGTTAAATAAAGAAATACAGGGGATTAAATCAGATACAAAGATGGGGCCGGAACAAAAACTACAGCAGATAGAGTTGCGGCAAAATAAAATCCATCACTTTACAAAGAAATTCGTTACTCAATACGGCAGATAGGAGATAGCATGAAAACATACCTGGCTAGAGCACCTTGCAACGGTGCTTTTATACATAAATACATATAAGGCGGTGAACCATGGATATAGAAACAGAATTTATAAAAATGATTATAGGCACGTTAATTCCGGCAGTAGTCGGATATATTGTTGCATGGTTTAGATTAAAAAGAAGCGCAACGCTGAGAGCTGAAAGAGAATATAAGGCGATAAAAGACGGCATGCAAGCCATATTGCGTGACCGTCTTATTTATTACCATGGGCATTATATGGAAAAAGGATGTGCGCCAATTTATGCACGTGAAAATTTCCTGCACATGTACCAAAGCTATAAGGAATTGGGCGGGAATGGTATTATTGAAAACATTTATTCGCAGTTTATGGCACTACCGACGGAGGAACAGTATGAAGGACATACTCACTAAGATAAAAAGCAATATCGGTATAATTTGTATCGGTTTTGGATTATTTGCCGCTTTAACCGTGTTGCTTTCATGGCTGATGGGCTATTGGCTCAACGGCTTATACGGGATGAAGTTTGATATTAACAGTTGCTGGCAAGGGATTAGTGCATGCGGAATGGGGCTTGTGGGACTAATGAAGTGGTTAGTTGACAGTACAAAAAACAGCCCCGCAGGTATGCCACCTAATTTTAAATCACAGCATTTATGTAATTGCATAAAAGGAGATGATAAACGTGAAAGTAATTGACATTTCATATTGGCAGTTAGGCATTGACTGGGACGAAGTAGTTGCAAGCGGCGTAGAAGGGGTAATTATTAAAATCACGGAAGGACAGAGCATAGAAGAATCCTTCTATGAACATGTGAATAATGCTAAAGAACACGGCTTGAAATGGGGCGTATACGCATTTTCCCATGCAAGCACGTCCGAAGAAGCACGCATGGAAGGAAACGAAGTTGTTTATCTATTAAATAAATTCGGTGAAAAACCGCCGCTTGGTGTATGGTTTGATTTTGAATCAAAAGAAAATTTAAATTGTTCAGACCCGACAGCGGTATGCAGTGCGTTCATATCTTTCTGTAATGCGAATGGATATGATACCGTGGGCGTATACGCTTCATTATCTACACTGGTCGACGTTGTAAGCGTTTATTCTCTTGCAAGCTATGTTCCATACTGGGTAGCACAATACAGCGATACATGCGATTTTAAAGAATATTATCCTAACGCTAGACTTGCAGCTTGGCAGTATAGTGATAAACAGTATATAGGAAACACAAACGTTGATATGAATGAGTGGTATTTATGATGGAGATAAAATATGATAAAAAGAAAATTATCGGCTGCATTGCTGGTGTTCTGCTTATTATTGCCGTTGTTTACGGTATCAGCCGATACTACGACGGTAGATCAGCCGCAGACCATAACGATGCAATTCAGTCAGTACAGCAGATTAAAAGAGATAATGAATCAGCAAGAGATGACATTAACGACGCTCGAAGCGAAATTGAAAGTGCTGGAACAATCATCGACAGCGGACAAGCAGACATTGATACAGCTAAACGACACACTGAAACATTGCAACAATCAGTTGATAGACGCCAAGAAACAATTAACGAATGCCAACAGCTCGTTGACGAAAGCAGAAGAAACATTGAAGAAGCAAGACGAATCTTTACAGATATTGACAACGCAAATAAAGAAACTGGAAAATAAAGAAAAGACACTACGCAGGCAACGTGATATATATGGCGTTTTAGCCGGTACATTATTAATATACGCAGCAATAAAATAGGAAATATGGCACGGAGTGATACAATTCTCCGTGCCATATTTATTCAGAAAGGAATTGGCATGAGAAAGGAAAATAAAATAGCAAGATACTGGTTAGATAATTTAACACGGACGAAATTCAAAGAGGTGCTTGAAGAATTAAAGTTAAAACCATGGCAGAAAGAATTAGTGATTTTGCGTCATGTAAACGGATTCGACAATTATAGAATATCCATAGAGCTAAATATATGTAGAAAAAAGATTAGTACAGAATTAAATAAAATATACGATAGAGCATACAAAAGATACGCAAAGAGGTAATTTTTTACGCTTTTATGTGTCTTTTTACACAATACATTTGACCTACAATATAAGTAGGCTAAGGGCTGATTGATGGCTTGTAATAGCCGTTTATCAGCCTATTTTTTTATACATAAAAGAGGGGTGAAATGATATGTATAGTGGATACAGCAGCCCATATCAATACATGGCACAACCCAATAGAACACCACCTGTACAGATGGTATCAAGCATGGCAGAAGTACAGGCGGCACGCATTGAATACGACGGCAACGTGAATGTATTCCTTTGCCCGGCTCAACAATGTATATACACGAAACAAATAGATTTTAATACAGGCGGTGCAAGGATTCTTGTTTATAAATTACAAGATATACAAACACCTCAATATGCAGACATGTCTGCAGTTAATTCACTATCACAGCGGGTATCTATGATTGAAAGCTATTTGAAAGGCGGGAATACAAATGTTCAATCCAATGATGCTTTTACAGCAGGTACAGCACAGCCCCAACCCAATGATGCTACTACAGCAGGTAATGGGCAATAACCAGCAGTTTGGATTTTTTGAAAAAATGGTAGGGGGGAAAAATCCGCAACAGCTGGAACAGATAGCCAGAAACATGGCTAGAGAAAGAGGATTTGATTTAGAGGGATTTATGAAGCAAATGAAGCCTTAATTTGGGCTTTATGTATATTTTTTCCATTGATAAGGGGGGAATTATCATGATGGAAAACACAGGATTACAGGCTGTTTATGATGTCAACAATAACCGCAACTACGACAGCTGGGGTGGCAACGGCTCATGGTTTATGTGGCTTATCGCTATCTTTGCTATGATGTGGGGCGGCGGCGGTTTTGGCGGCTGGGGCAATAATAGCGGCTTAAATCAGGTCACGAATGACTTCTTGTATACGAACCTTAACGGACGTATTAACGATGGCTTTGCAAGCGTCACACAGCAGAATTTTGACGCACAGAAAGGGACATGGCAGCAGACACAGGCATTACAGCAGCAGTTATGCAGCAATGCGATGCAGCAACAGCAAAACACACAGGATTTATTGATGCAGGGTACAGCTAACGGCTATATCGCACAAAACAACACTAAAGACCTGTTAATGGCAATGAATGACAACCGCTTTGCAAGCCAACAGTGTTGTTGTGAAACGCAAAAGGCAATAGCTGCTGTACAGGCTGAAAATTACCGTAATACGTGTAATATTACAACAGCCCTGCATGCAGAGGGGGAAGCAACACGTGCTTTAATTACGCAGAACACTATGCAGGAATTGCGTGATAGACTGGCAGATCGTGACCGTGATTTACAGACAGCTAATTTCCATCTGTCACAGCAGGCACAGAATGCAACGCTTATTAGCCAGTTAAGACCATTCCCACAGCCTGCATATATTACCACCAGTCCATACCAGTCCGTAAATAGCGGATGTTGTGGATATACGAATGGTTGTGCATAAACCATTTTCCTAACGTTAGGAAAATGGTACGGTACAGTGTATGTCTACACGTTTAGGGGCGGCGTAGACCGTCCCTATTTCTTTAAGGGGGAATATATATGAGATGCTATAAAAAATCGTCTGTAATGGCAATCAACACAACTGAACAGGAAGTTGCCGCTAATGGTATTGTCGGATTAGCCACAGGAAAAACGACAGGATGCAGTATTGGATATGTAAACGGCAGTAATGCGGTATCGCTGAAAAGCTCTGGACTGTATTATGTATCAGTTCATGCCAACGTAGAAGGGACTGCAGCAGGAGCGGCGACTTTACAGTTATTAAATAATAACGTAGCAGTAGCAGGAGCGGCGGCAACTACTACACTCGCAAACGGTGGTACAGCTAACATGTCATTCGATGCAATTATTAATGTATTACCGTCTTGCAACTGTATAAACAATGCAGGATTATTACAAGTGCAATTATCAGCGGCAGCGACGGTAAGCAACATTGAAATAGTTGTTGTTAAACTGGCATAGAGGGGGTATAGTCATGGATAAATTTATTGAATTGTATCGACAGATAATAAACGACCCTGCCAAACATGAAGAAATGGAACATGCACTTGATTTTGTCGTTAAAAAGGTAAAATCAGTATGCAAAGATGATTACGAACGGGCACTGCATAAAATGTATTACATTGCTCACGATGGGCATTTTTGTGAAAAGCTGGCAAAAGAAGCCGTGGCAAATATGCGGAATGTAAACGGTACGACTGGTGAAAAATGGAGTATAGAGCAGACAAACCAAGTCATGCAGCAGTACGGCGTACAAGCGAATCAGTATGACTTCTACTATGTAATGAACATGCTTTACAGCGATTTTAGCACCGTCATGGGAGAAGATGTCGGTAATTATTGCAGAATGGCAAGTGCATATATTAATGATGTAGATGCCAAGCCGGATAAAACATTAAAGATATATCTATCAACACATTGCATGGATTAGATGGTATGAAGTTTTAAATTTGTCAAGGTGTTGAATAAAAATATATACTTTAGTATAATATATATAAGTACTTGCACCAGTACTTAGGGCTAAATGACTAACCGCATTTAGCCCGATTCCTTTCTGTAAAAGATTGTATAAATAAGAATACGTTTATATAAGTAATACACGTACAATACACAAAATAAAAGAAAATGGCTTATTTACGCCACCATCAGTTCTCAAAACGTTAATATCTCGTATATTTTCGTCAAAATCTATGCATACGAAAACCCGCATAAATGCAATGTTTATGCGGGTTTTACTATTTATGCTATGCAAAAAGTTTGTATAAAACAGATAAAAAACAAGAAGATTTTTATTCGTAATACACGTACAATACACGCACAATACACAAAAAACTATATTTTATTTATCGCATCAATAAGCTGTTCTATGGTTTTATGCGTATAAACACGATCGGTAATATCTTTACTTGCATGCCCTAAAATTAATTGAATTATCTTTTTATTTATGTCCGCATCAGATAAGAGCGTGGCACATGTATGCCGCCCGTCGTGCGGTAGGTGAGCCATTTTTGATAAAATCGGGGAACGTTCCCAAAAGTGTGAACGAAGTCTATCGTAAGTAAATAATGGATTATTATCTTTTTTACTCATTGCAAGATATTCGCCACCATCATTATACATATCTGTAATGAATGGCATTATCTTATTTGCAATCGGTATAATACGGTTTTTCCCAGCTGCGGTTTTCATGCCACCAAGCATATATTTTTTATCAAGAAAAACATTCTCTCTTTTTATGTGTAACAGCTCTGATGGTCGTAGCCCAGTATATATATAAACAAGAGCATACCGAACGCCTGCATCTTCTATATGTTTCCACAGTGTTTTTATTTCAGACTGAGTAAACGGTTTATGCACACGGCTTAAAGTAGCTGTTGGAAGAATTATAAATTGTGAATAGTTAGTGCTAGTTATTTCTATACGCATTGCGTATTTATATAATTGGTTACATAGTATTTTTATATTCTTTTTTGTACTGTACCCCTTTTTACAATTATCAACGGCATTCTGTAAATCATCGGGGCGAATATCTAAGAAAAACATATCGTGCAGTGTGGCAGCCCATTTATACGCCGATATATAAGAATTAGGAACCGGCTTATCTTTATATTTCCAGTTTACCCATTTACTATACAATTCAGAAAAAGTAATATGCCGTGAATCAACATCATATGGATGTTCGTTGTATTCTTTTAGAAAAGCTAAGGCTTCTGTTCTAGTGCGAAATGTACCTAAACACTTTACGAGCTGTTTCCCGTCATCTGCCCATCCAGTCGTAACTCGCACCGCAAAAGGCTTGCGTCGCTTTCCTCCTATTTTATAAATACATCCATACCCGTTCGGTAATCTCATGATTGAATGCGCCCCTTTCTATGCTATACTATACATAGCTGGTTAGCACCAGCATAAAATACGCATCTTTTTACCTATAGAAAATATCACTAACGTACATTGCATCGTCTCTCTGAATTGAATTTACGTTTAGTGATATTTTTTATTGAATAGGCGAGTAGAGCATGATATTATATACATGAGCCTATTCAATGAATTCCACATCGTTTATCAGTAGAGGGAGCCACTTAAAACGTGGCTCTTTTCTCATATATAAGTAAAGCCCAACCGCTTTGGTTGAGCTTTTTTTTATTTTAATCATGTATTAACGGAGCTTGTGCATTTATCATTTCTTTTGCCCATTTATATTTACTAGCTGGAACAGGGATGAATGAAGTAATTAAATAATCAACAACTAAAATAATAAGTGCATAATACCATTTATATTGATAAACTATATAGAAAATGATGAGCCAACTAAGTATTGAAAACACTCTGCGGAATCTATAACACTTAGATAACGGGCATACTGTTTGTCTAAAATCCATTGGCAGATTGTATTTCCGCTGTAAATCAAGCACGGCACGTTGCGTTAAGAAATTGTTTATGCAAAAAATGTCAACTATTATATATAGAATTACCATTAATATCATGTTATCACCACTCCACTAAGCCTTCTACGAACAGATTATACAAATCCCTGCACGTTACAATCTTTTCAAAAGGTGGTATCTTATTGTACATCCTTTTGACCTGTATAAATCTATGCGATAGCAGGTAAAAGGCAAATAGATCTGCTTCATACTCACGTCTAGCACATCTATATTCACCACAATTATAATGAAACAGATAGAATTGTCTATCGTGCAGGAAGTAGTGCCCCATTTCATGAGCAACTACCATGGGTGCTTCCCAGTCGTTGATGCTATCCGATACTACAATACAACACCTTTTATCTATATGAAGCATATATCCTCGTATCTGCTTCGGGAGCGTCGTATATACGACAGGTATATGCATTTTTTTAGCTATTTTCAACGGGCAAGCCGTACCCAGTGTATCTATAATAGCATGAACACGATGTTCAATGGCTTTCCTCGTTGCCATTGTTTCCGCCTTCTCTCTGCTTTTCAATAGCCATAAAAGCTATCTTTAAAGACTGCTCTAATATATCTCTATCTTTATCGGATAGATTAACGGCATTTCCATCAAATACAATTCTTGCTTGCAAAAGGAACTTGTTTATGTCGTTATCATCAACTCCATTTTTTAAATACGGAGAATCGGTTCTACCCAGAAGATAATCTGTAGAAACATGAAAAAAATTAGCGAATGCGATAATCATATCAGCCTTAGGGATTCTCCTATTTTTTTCATAATTAGCCAATGTACTCTGTTCAATTCCTAAAGATGCACAAACCTCTCCCTGTGTACTACCGCTTTTTTCTCTTAATAAACGGATCCTATCTCCTATTCTCATAAACAACACCTTCTTTTTATTTCACATAGAAATATTTCTTTATGAAATAATATTAACATTAATATTACTAAAAATCAATTTTCTTTTTGAAATATTTAACTTGACTTTTATTTCCAAATGAAATATAATATAAACATCAAATAAATACAGAAACCGCTGTGATGGGGCAGCGGAGCTAGTGCGACTAGAATGTCGGGAGAAATGCCACCGCTTGCAGAAATGGAATGTAGCTCATCAAATACGACCGCTTGTAAACAGCAACGTGGAGAGATGCACGGCTAGCATTTAAGAAAAATAAGGAGATAAAAATGAAAAATAAAATAAAAAAATACCGGTTAAAGAAAAAGCTAACGCAAGCAGAGTTAGCTAAAAAAATAGGGAAATCACAGATTTGTATTTCCTTATACGAAACAGGTCGGAGAAAACCAGATATTTATGTAGCCGCTAAGATAGCGAAAGCATTGGAAACTACACTTGATAATATTTTTTTGTAGTTTATATTTCGTTTCGAAATACATAATGTGACTTTTGAAATAATGCAAAAAGGAAAGAGAGGTTTACATGAACGAACTAAAGATTTTCCAAAGCTCAGAATTTGGCACCATCCGAACACTCACGATAGACAATGAACCATGGTTTGTAGGTAAGGATGTGGCGAGTATTCTAGGATATTCGAGAACAAATAAAATGCAAGAAATTATTTATGCAGAGGATAAACAAGAAATAGACCCACAGAACAGCCTGTATACTGGATTGCACCAAAATGGAGCAACCCTAGAACCGAATAAAAATGTAAGAAGAATGTTAATAATAAACGAGAGCGGTTTGTATCAAGCGATATTTGGTAGCACATTGCCTAAAGCAAAAGAATTTAAACGATGGGTAACGTCGGAAGTACTGCCATCAATCAGAAAACACGGGGCGTACATGACAGATGATGTCCTTGAAAGAACAATTACTGACCCCGATTTTATGATAAAACTGCTCGCCAAGATGAAAGAAGAAAAGAAAGCAAGAGAAATAGCAGAACAGCAGGTGAAGGAACTCACGCCCAAGGGGATTTTTGCCGATGCCGTTAATTCGTCAGACACATCAATTCTTGTCGGTGAACTTGCAAAGCTCTTAAAACAAAATGGCGTAAATATGGGGCGTAATCGTTTGTTCGAGTGGATGAAGAACAACGGTTATCTCATTAAGAGTGGCAGTGAACGCAACATGCCGACGCAAAAGAGTATGGAAATGAAACTACTCGAAATAAAAGAACGGAATATTGCCAATCCTGACGGCTCAGTAAAGATAGTAAAAACGCCAAAGGTTACAGGGAAAGGACAGATTTATTTCATTAACAAGCTATTAAGTAAAAAGGAGGCGTAAATAAAGAAATGCGATGAAAGCTTAGAAAAGGAGTAGCAAATGAAAATAACCGTCGAGCAAGCTAGTAAGCTATTGGGCATTAGTAAACAGTGCTTGAGAGTGGCTATGCGAAGAAAAAACCTTCCTATCGGATTTGAGCAGTTATCCGACGGGAAGGCAAAACGGCGGTACTACTACATATCGCCGAAAATGTTAGCCGAATATATCGGCGTTAGTGTTGAAGAATTGGAAAGGAGATTAGTATGATTGAAAGCTGGGTCAACAAGAACTACGAATTAGCTCAATTAGAGCATATTCGTGAAGCAAGAGAAAACCTGCGGATTGCTTTAGAAGCAGAGAAAAACTGCAAAAAGGCAGGAAAAAAAGAAGCCGTAAAAGACTTCTTAGCAGGGATGTTTATTTTGATTTTATTTGTTGATTTTCTCTTATTGGCTTGCTTATAAGAGAAAAGCCGCTCGGTGAATACCAACACCGAACGGCAACAATACGACAGTGCAATTATAGCACAGAACAGGAGAAAAGACAATGGAAAACAAAAAACTGCACGATGAATTAATGCGGCAGATAGAACATATCATTAAAAAAAACGGGTATGAAGTCGAATCAGATCCGCTTACTGATGAAATGAAAGAAGCCAGCAAGCAGCTTGCAACATGCTGCGCAGTGGCGTCAAAAGTAGCGGCATTTAGCGACGACCCAGATATTAAGTTGTGCGCTAAACGGCTAGAGAAGTTTTCGTCAGATTTGTTAGACAATTTAAGATTCCCAAACATAATTGAACGCTACGTAGAACTTGTTGATTACGTAACGTTCGAAACAGACGATTTAGAAGGTTTTAAAGCAGGCGTCATCGTCGATTACTTACGAGACGCTATAGAAGAAGCAGAGCATGCGTATGAAGAATGGAAAATGGGGGCGTAAACATGAATCTATATGAAATCAATCAGACACTGTTGAACTTAAAAGAAACGGAAGATGGCATTATATGCACGTTAACCGGTGAACTATTAACAACTGCTGACTTGGAAAAGTTGGCAGTTGAAAAAGACAAGGTGATCGAAAACCTTGCGTGCTGGTATAAAGAATTGGAAACCGATGCTGACGGCATAGACGCTGAAATAAAACGTTTACAAGAACGTAAAAAAGCCAAGAAAAATAAGGCTGAACAGCTAAAAAAAGTACTTGCTGATGAGCTGAACGGGAAAAAATTCGAAACGGCAAAATGCGCAATGTCTTTCAGAAAGTCGTCAAGTGTTGTTGTTGACAATGAAGACAGCATTCCAGGCGGCTATCTTGTTGAGCAAAAGCCGAAAGTCGATAAAACGGCAATTAAAAAGGCACTAAATGCAGGCGTTGAAGTAGCAGGTTGCCACTTGGAAACAAAGAATAACTTGCAAATCAAATGAGGTGGAAGACATGGGTATTACTCAAAAATTATTGAATATACAAGAAAAGCTGAACGCGCCGAAGAATCAAAAAAATACGTTTGGCAATTACAACTACCGTTCTTGTGAAGACATACTGGAAGCCGTAAAGCCGTTGTGCGTAGCTGAAAAAGCGGCTGTATTGCTGAATGACGAAATTATGTTTGTGCAGGGGCGTTTTTACGTCAAAGCTACGGCAACGCTGGTTGATTGTGAAAGCGAAGAAAAGATACAGACAACAGCTTTTGCACGAGAAGCGGATGCTAAAAAAGGCATGGACGATTCACAGCTGACGGGGTGTGCGTCAAGTTACGCAAGAAAATATGCGTTAAACGGGCTATTCTGTATCGACGATGCAAAAGACAGCGATATGAACGAAATGCGCCCACAGACGCAATACAGCTCAAAACAACAATCACAAGGAAAATCATACAGCCAACAGCCAAAACAGCGTCAAAACGGCGCACAGGCACAAAATACGGCAAGCCACAGTATGAACCGCAACCAGCTTTTATTAAATGTTGTTGGCAAAATGCGGAATGACAGCGGGCTGGCAGATAAAGCACAAATCATGATTGAAGAAATGGGGAAGAAATCAATCAACGATTTGAGTGTCGAAGAACTTCAGAAGTTGGATAGCTCATTATGATAGAATTCACGACCGCCGTACATGCAATGACGGCATTTATAAATGGCGTGCCAAGGGAAGGGATATTCATTCCCATCCCTAGTGGCACAGAGCTGAAAGAAAACATAAAGTACAAGATAGAGATTAAGCGTCCTAGCAAAACGAGGTCACTTGACGCCAACAGTTATTGCTGGTTGCTATGTCAGAAGATAGCTGAAAACGTTAGCCGTGACGGTACGTATATCAGTAAAGAAGACGTATATCGACGTGCTATTAAAAATAGTGGCGAATTTGTCGATATGGCGGTCACAAACGCCGCCGTCGATAAAACTATCAATGCATGGGAATCAAATGGTTTAGGATGGCTCACAGAGAATCTAGGAGCCGCTAGAAATTTAAAGAACTGTACAAAATTGCGGTGCTACTACGGCTCGCATGTATACGACATGAAAGCAATGTCAAGGCTGCTTGAATGTCTTACTGATGAATGCCAACAGCTTGGCATACCGATTAGACCGCAGGAAGATATGGAAAGTTTAATCAAGGAATGGGGAGATGAATAAATGAAAAGAAAACAAAGCCAATGGCTGAAAGTACGAAAAGAAGCTGCTGAGCGTGACGGGTGTGCATGTATTGTGTGCGGAAGACCTGCAACAGATGTACATCACATTGTATTTCGTAGTCAGTGTGGCAAAGATGAATTAAACAACGTCGTGTGTTTGTGTCGGCATCATCATAAACAGGCACACGGCGAAAAGGCTAAACAGTGGCGGTTATATTTTAAGAATTATTTAATTACACATTTTGGAGAATAATATGGCAACAATAAGAGTCGTTAAAGATAAAAATTTCACGATAATGTCGAATTATCACCTGAGAGATAAGCGATTGAGTTTTAAAGCAATGGGCTTGATGAGTTTTATGCTGAGCGTATCAGACGATTGGGAGTACTCAGTAAACGGGTTGGCTCAATGCGCTAAAGATAAAAAAGATTCTGTTTTATCAGCACTCAAAGAGCTGAAAAAATACGGATACTTGAAAATTGAAAACAAACGAAACGAAAAGGGCGTTTTTCAAGGTTCTGTTTACACGATATACGAAAAACCACCGTGTGCGGAAAACCCGTCACCGCATTCGGAAAACCCGCATTCGGAAAACCCGCATTCGGAAAAACCGCATTCGGAAAATCCGCTACAAAGAAATACTAACTTAAAGAAAGTACTAAATGAAAGAAGTACTGATAGAAAGAAGGGGGAAGTCGGAAAACCCGACATTCCCAGCCACCGATTTAAACCACCTTGTTTAGCCGATGTGGAAGAATATGTTAAAGAAAAAGGCTATACAGGTTTTGACTGCGAACGCTTTATAGACTTCTACGAAAGCAAAGGATGGATGGTCGGGAAGAATAAAATGAAGGACTGGAAAGCGGCTGTCAGAAATTGGGCTAGAAGCAATAAAGAAAGAGCAAGTGGCAGCAAGTCAACGTGGAACCGTCCCGATACAGAACGTAGCCAAGTTGTTTATAACCTGCTTGCCAAGTATGAAGCAGAAGAAAGGATGAACAATGGAACAGAAGAAGAACACACTGAAAGCAATAGCGCCGTTGCAGATAGCTTTTACTGAAAGCATGACAGAGCAGCGCATGGAACTATACGTTGAGATGCTGAGTGATATTAACGCAAGTTTGCTGTCAAACGTTGTCTTAAAGCTACTCATGACAGCGAGAAAACTACCGACAATAGCTGAAATACGAGAAAAAGCGGAACAGGCAATGGAATTAATTAACGGTTCTGAAAAGTTGGGAGCAGATGAAGCATGGGGTGTTGTGCAAAAGAAAATCATGAGTGTTGGGCAATACTCAAAACCACATTTCGATGATGCTGTACTATCTGAAACAGTGGATAATCTCGGATGGATTGAAATATGTCAGACGCCGATAGAACAGTCAGCGACATTACGAGCACAATTTAGAAAAGCTTACGAACAGTGCCTAGAACGATCTAAAACGCGCAAACAATGGGAAAAGGTGGGAATTATACCTACGGATAAGAAAAAAGCGTTAGATGGGACAATAAGACTATTGGTTGGTAATAAAGGAGTTGTGTAGGAGTGGCGGTATCTGATGAAATAGTGAGTTTTGCCAAAAGAAAATTTCCTGAAATAACGAAAGAGCAAATAGAAACTTATAGTGACGAATTCCAATATAACATGGATTGCAGAGGACAAATTGATGGGCATCCGCTTGTGATGCGAATAGACAAGTACACAGGCAATATATGCAATGTGGTGTTATTTACAAAAGCAGAACTAGAAAGAAAATAAATATGGACATAGTTAGTGTACGTGGAATTGGCAGTCACAAAAGGGAAACTAAGTACTATATCGACCGCGATTTAGTTATATGCGGATGTTTTAAAGGCACACTAGAAGAATTTAAAGCAAAATTAGAAATGGTGTATGGCGGTAGCTGGTTTCCGAGCCATAAACGCTACTATGCAGAATACATGGCAGCTATTGAATTTTTTGAAAAATGCAGAAAGGCGGCAACTGATTTTGAACAGCGTAACAGAATTTAAACAAGCTAAAGATGGTGGGATTGTTAATACGATGGTGTTAACTTATCAAGCGTTGCACGATTATTACAGATTTGGAAACAAACGGTTAAATAAATTGCGTGAATGCGTAAAAAAGAGAGCAGAAGCGTTTGAAAAGCTAACAAATGAAGAAAAAGAGAAAAGCTTCAATGCTATGCGAGATAAACTACTTGATAATGTGCTAAAAATGCAGCTTACAGACGATTTTATTATTCACTTGATAAAGACGTTGGGCGTAAAAGGAAAATGCCGTACAATGGCAGAAATGGCAATTTCATATATGTATGTCATGACAATGATGAGCCTTTGGGAGGATTTTAAATTTAAAAAAGATGACATACAATTTTTGCAGAAAAAAATAAAAGAGTATGTTTTTGTGATCAAAGAAAACGACGATATTAATATATGTAGCTTTATGAAATGCTTAAAGCTGGAGTGCGGATGGCGTTTCAAAAGTCTCGATAGGTACGAAAAAGAATACGGAAAAATAGATATTGGTCCGAAACATGCGATTTATGAATTGACTATATAAAGAGATAAAATAAAATGAAACGACAAAAAATGTTTAATCGAGCATACAACTTAATTGTGCGTTTGTAAGTAAAAGATAAAAAGGAGTAGATAATAATGAATAGAGTACAACTGATTGGAAGATTAACGAAAGACCCTGAAATTAGATTTACAAAAACCGGCAAAGCGGTAGCGGCTTTTGATGTAGCTTGCAACAGAGGTAAAGATAAGAATGGAGAAAGCCTTGGAGCTGATTTTGTGCCGTGCGTAGCATGGGAAACACTAGCAGAACGAATTGGCGATCAGTGCTGTAAAGGAAAACTGGTGTATGCAGAAGGACGCTATACGACACGGAGCTATGAAGATAAAAGCGGGCAAAAGAGGTACAGAACTGAAATTGTATTACGAGTGTGCATGCCGATACAGTCAGCCGATGCACGCAATAGCTTTGACAGCATGGGACAGCAGACAGATGAAGAAATACCGTTCTAAGAAGGGAGTGGATAAAATGATTGTGAATAAATTTTCAGAAATTTTAGGTAAAAGAAAAATGAAAATATCTGATGTACATGACGCAACAGGCATATCAAGACCAACATTAACGGCTTTGTATTACGATAAAAGCAAGGGAATAAAGTTTGATACATTGGATAAATTATGCAGATATTTAAGAATACAGCCGGGTGATATTTTAGAAAGAAAGGGAGATTGAAGATGACAGTACAAAAGCTTGATAGAAAAAGATTGATTGAAATGCTTTCTAAGAATCCTGATTTACCGATTATCGCCGAGGTATACTCCGAAGAAGTCGTTGCTGACGATGGATTTGCATATTGGTTTGGAGATGTTAAAGAATCGTGTTACGTTGATACGCTATGGGCAGGAGAAGAGCAAATATGGTCATTTGATTTGATTTCAAGAGATTATAATGAAATGATTCATTTTATGGATTATGAATTTCCCGAAAAAGACGTGGATAGTATGACTAAAAATGAAATAAAATCATTCATTAAAAGCCTTCCATGGAAAAAATATATCGTATTAACGGTTATGACGCCTGACAGCTTACAAGGGGGTGATTAAATGACATTTGAGTGGAAAAACGCAAAAGAAGTAATGCCGACAACAAAAAACGGGTACAGTCAATTGTTGCTTATCGCATATAAAAGTGAAGGAAATTTTGTAGAAAACGAAAGCGGCTTTGACTATGCAATAGGGAATTATAAATCGCAAGGCAATAGAGTGGTTAGCCGGTATATATATGATGATGTAACAATTAAAGACTGGGAAGATGTCATGTACTGGTCATATTTTTCAGTTATAAAAAGCAAGATGGATACAGAAGAAACAAAAAAAAAGAGAATCAATAAAGTTGCCGAATATATTGACAAGTATACAGATGCATGTCAAGACTGCCCTGCATGGCGTGAATGTAAAGAAGATACAATAAGCTGCAAAGGGCATATAATCAAGTATTTGAGAGGAGATTAGGCTTTATAGTCTAAAAACCGAAAGGAGAAAAGAAAATGGATAAGGAAAAATCAGCGGTTTACGGATACATTCGAGTATCGACAAAAGAGCAAAATGAAGACAGGCAGCTAATTGCGCTACGTGAAACAGGCGTAACAGAGAGCCACATATACGCAGATAAGCAATCCGGAAAAGATTTTGACCGCCCGCAGTATCAAAAAATGTTACGGAAAATTAAAAAAGGCGATTTGCTCTATATCAAAAGCATTGACAGGTTGGGACGTAATTACGAAGAAATCCTGATACAATGGCGAACGCTGACGAAAGAGAAAGGAGCCGACATAGTGGTATTGAATATGCCGTTGTTGGATACACGGCGGGGAAAAGACTTGATTGGTACGTTTTTAAGCGATGTAGTGCTGCAAATATTGTCATTTGTCGCAGAAAATGAACGCATTAATATAAGAAAACGTCAAGCCGAAGGCATTGCAGCAGCGAAAGCACGCGGTGTAAAGTTTGGGCGGCCACGAAAGCAGCTTCCCGAAAATTTCTACAACATGTACAAAAAATGGAAATGCGGTGAAATATCAGGGCTTGCAGCGGCGAGAGAATGCGGTATGCCGTTATCTACATTCCGGTATCGTGCAGGGCTTACTGTAGCCGACATCAATAATCCTTCCAGGAAGCTTGCTGACAAAATAAGTAAAGTGGAAGTCTATGATATATGTGATTTGCCGGGATTTTGATGAAAGGAGAAAAAATGATAGATAAAAAGGATACGGTTGTTGTAAACAAAAAAAGATTGAGAAAAATAATAATGCTTATTGATATGTATTTCTGTTGTGACAAATGCCCAGCTTGGGATATATGTAATAATGACTACGAAACATGCCAAGATGCATTAAAAGCATATTTGATGGAAGGTGAAAAATAAAATGTGTATGGAAAAACAAAAAATTTTTGCAAAAATTGATAAAATGTTAAATGATAAAGGAATGACATACTTAAATTATTTAGAGAGCAAAAAAGAAAAAGAAGTCAAGGTCAATGAAATGCAGCTTGATAAGTTTTTAGATAATATAGCATATTGTTCCGATTGTGCAGTAACACTTGACGAAGATTGCAATGAATTTGTTAATAGTGAAGAATGCAGAAGAAAGCAAAAAGAATTTTTGCAGGTTGAAGAATTGGAATCAAGAAATAAGGGGGAATAAAAATGGAGCAAATAGTTAGTCCTTGGTTAATCTATGTGATGGGGATTATATCAAAAATCTACATTACAGCTTTTGTATGTGCCTTCCTGAGTGTAAGCGTTGGTATTCTGATAGGAATTTTCTTACTAGCTAGCCCGCCAAGCGTTGAGTTAACTAAAAAAGGGGAGAAAATCTTTAAATATTCCGTAGCGGTATTTATTATCTCGACGGCATTAGTTATTCTCATTCCAACTAAAGGTACAATGATAGCCATGATTAGTGCGTCTTATGCGACACCAGACAATATTCAAGCGGTACAAAGGAATATCGTTGAATTTGTTGGACAAATAGCACAAGCAGTTAAATAAAGGAGAAGGAGATGGGATTATGTCACTATTAGATGAAATTAGAGCCACTTCAAGAATGTTGCAACGTCAAATTGAATATTTAAAAGAGGAACAAAACCAGAAGGAAAGAAATAATAAATTACAAGATATGGTTGAAGAATTTAAAGACAAAGGAAAAGTTATCATTTTTCAAAAGACACAGAAGTAAATTTTTCCTAGTGCTATGCTACAACGAAAGATAAGAAATCATAAGAAATCATAAGAAAGGATTGATAATTGTTGATAAAAAAAATAGTTAATCATTACACAATGAATGACACATTAGACATGTGTATGGAAGAAGCCGGGGAATTAGTGCATGCTATAAATAAATACAAAAGGGCGTCAAACTTTGGATATGCAACAGAAACAAACCAGAGTAATGCACGAAAAAAATTAGTACAGGCGATTGCAGATGCAAAAAATGCAATTAATAGCGTGATATATGTGCTAGATATTGACGGAAAAGAAGTTGAAAAAGAAATAAATCGTGCAGATAGACAGCTGATGGAATTATTAGAACGGCTGCGTGAAATCAGAAAAACGGATGAAAAACAGGCAAAAAATGAATTTCATAGCGAAGATGATGTATATCCAGAAAAATATTGGGTAGAAGAAAATGCGCACGATACCGTAAATCATCCGTCGCACTACTGCACTGGCGGTATAGAATGCATTGATGTTATTAAAGCTACGTCGCAAGGAATGAACGGTATAGATGCATTTTGTCAAGGAAACGCTATGAAATATCTATTCCGGTGGCAGTATAAAAACGGCGTAGAAGATTTAAAAAAGGCACGCTGGTACATAGATAAGCTTATTGAAAGATGGGATGGGGAGATAAACAATGAGAAGAAATAGGTTACGGATGGCGGTGAGTGAATGAATTATATATTTACAATAAGTGGCAGACCGATTACTAAAAAAAACAGTCAGATACGTACAAAAACAGGCGTTATACAGTCTAAACAGTACAGAGAGTATGAATCTATAGCAATACCGGAATTAGTGGCACAGAAGAGCAAACAGGGGCTAAAAAAGCCTCTTGCTTGCCCGGTAATTATGTCATGCAGGTATCACATGCCAAATAAGCAAGGGTATCCCGATTTGATGGGGCTGATACAGGCGACGGCAGATATACTTGAAAAAGCTGGAGTACTTGAAAATGACAGACTGGTCTCTATCATTGAAAACAGCTTTATAGATCAGATTAGCAAAGAGAATCCAAGGGCTGAAATAAAAATATCGGAAATAACGGATACAAGATGGATACAGTACTATCAAGACCCTTACTGCATTAAGAAAATGCGAAATGGTGAGTACGAATATTTAAAAGAAAAGAGGGAAAAGCTAGATGTGTTTATTTGATAAATGTTTTTGCGGTAAAACGGATTGCTCACAAAGCGGAACGTGTGAAAAGTCTTTAAAATGGGCTAACAATTACGTGAAAAAACGGAATTTACAAGATATTCCTATTGCGAGCCGACCTAGTTATCCGTGCAGTAAATATGATGGTGTGAAATATAAAAATGCAGAATAGGTGATTAGCTATGAAAAATGCGTGCCGCATTTGTGGCGTAAAGTTTGAAACCAAATCTCACAATAGGAAAGTATGTGAAAATTGCGTAGATAAAATATATCCAAAAATTAAGACGATGAAAAAATCTGAAACGTGTTTAATATGTGGGAAACCCATAGAAAATACGGGGAAAAGAGAAAGAAAATATTGCTCACGAAAATGCAGTGATGTTGGATTAACGATTATCAGTATTCGTAAAAATGAAGAAAATAAGCGACGAAAATCAAGAAAAATAAGTGCCAAGCAATTAAAAAAAATCCGTGAAAAAAGAATGGATATGTTGGAAATGGCAGCAAGAAAAAGCGGTATGGACTATGGCACATACACTGCTATGCTTAGAATGAATAGATAGGAGAGATAGTATGTTGATTAGTAATAAAGTAGAATTTAATAAAGCACCACGTTTTAATATTACGTTAAAAGTAAAAAAAATGTTGCATGATTGTGCTGAAATGAGCGAAATTAAATTACCATGGAATACAAAAGGTAATGTTGGCATGGACTTTTACGCACCTGCTAAATACGTCATCCAACCGCACACCTTTGGAAATAAAATACCGACGGGTATTGCCGTGGAATTACCGGAAAACATTGGCATGCTGCTATTATCGAGAAGCAGTTACGGAGCTAAAACTACATTGCGCTTGTCTAATTCAGTCGGATTGATTGATACAAACTATCGAGGAGAAATTTGTGCACTCTTTGATAATTTAGGAGACGAACCTCAAATCATTGAGAAAGGCGAGCGATTCTGCCAAGGTGTTCTCATTCCGGCATATAAAATCACGATGAAAGAAGTAAGTAATTTACAAGAAACACAGAGGGGAGATGGCGGTTTTGGAAGCACAGGAAGAAAATAAAATGAGTGTAGCAGATATTGTTGCTTTTGTTTCTATGATTTTCATGACGATAACAGCGACTTTCTTGTTATTCAACTATATCAATGGAGTATGCGTAATTATTGTTTTGATGTGGGTGCTGATGGCTTTCTCCATTTTGATGAGAAATTTCTTTTGGAAAGCGTCTTGGTTTGTCGTGTCAATGGGGAAAAAGCTTATTATTTACGGAGAAGCTGAAATAGAAAGGCTGAATAATGAGAGATGATAGCATAAATTGGTATGCGCCTGGGGAAGTTACAGTAAGCAAGCTGCCGCCAGAAGAAATTGAAGCATATCAAGAGAAAAAAAGGCAACAGCAAAAAGAAAAACAAAAAGAAGGGCTTGCTAAGAAAAAAAATATGAAACTCGATTTGTATGACTACGAAAATAAAAGGTCTAAACGCACTATGAAAAGAATTAGAAGGTGGTAAAAAATGGAAATAAAAGGACATAGAACCAGTGTATCTGATAAGACAAAGCGATATTTCGAAAGAATGTTTTACAGAGAAAAACAAATTGAAAGAGCCGTGAATGAGATACGCAATGACAATGGCGGCGGTCATACAGGCGGCAGCAATGCACATGCTTTAGTATCCGATCCAACGGCAGTGCAAGGAATTAGAGCAGCGTCAGAAGTTAAGACAGTAGTATTAGACGATGGGATTGTAGTGCGCAAGCCGGAACGATGGCTGCGAATTATCAAGAATACATACATTAAGACAGATGGCATTACTCGCATGATTCTCGAAAAACGATTCCGTGAATCCAAAAAAA